ATGATTACAGTACAAAATTGGGCATCCTAACTCTGTAAGTCTCTGTGTATCAGCAATAGTAGTAAAACAACAATCCGTTTATTTTACATGAAAATACCACAAAAATGGTGTTTTAAGGTGTTTCAAGGGTGCTTTTTGCAAGTAATATGCAAGTGCTACTTGCATGTAAAGTGAAGGATTACAAAAGAAATCATCGCTATGAAGGTATATGTAGAGTCAAAGACAAACAAGGTATTTTTCTCGGTAACCCACATGACGAAGAGGTTCTATGTCTACACCGGGTTGCAGACGACCGAGAAGTTCACCGGCATGATGTTTCCGAAGTCTGACAAGTCAGCAAAAGCGAAGACGAGAAGACTTGCTGAGCTGTATGCCAAGTGTGAGAGCTATATCCTTGACCATCATGAAGAGTCGCCGGATATGATGAAGGAACATCTGAAGGAGCTCTGTACGGGAGCAAAGAAAGAAGACAAGTCTCCGTTCCTCAGTTTTATGAAGGCATTCGCTGAGACAAGAGAGAGGCTGAATACCAGGAGAAGCTATGAGAGAACCTACCGATGCGTAGAGGCATACGACGGTAAGTGCAGTTTCAACACCATAACAAAGGACTGGCTTGAAGGGTTCATCAGACATGAGATGGATAAGGGAAGGAAGGCCAATGGTATCTCGAACGACATCACACACATCAAGGCAGTATTCAAGAAGGCCATCGATGATGGTAAGACGCAGAACTTTCCGTTCCATTATATCAAGCTCAAAAAGGAGGAAACAAGGAAGCGCTGTCTGTCACTGGAGCAGATGAGAGAACTTAGGGATGCCAAATTACACGGCAAGCAGGCCCTGTACCGCGATTTCTTTATGTTGGGGTTCTACCTCATAGGTATCAATGTTTCTGACCTCCTTACGCTAAAGAAGGAGGATTTCCGCAATGGTAGGATAAGCTACTACCGAAACAAGACAGGTAGATTGTACGACATTAAGGTGGAGCCAGAGGCTATGGAGATAATAAGCAGATACCGCAGTAGAAAGCCGCAGTACCTGCTCAGGTTCTTCGAAGACGCAGGAACTTTCGACGTGGACCACTTCACGAACAACATGAACCGTACGCTGAGAAGGATTGGCCCGAAGGATCCTAAGGATATGAGAAAGTCATCACCTCACCCTATCGACAGCAAGATTTCTTCGTACTACAACAGGCATAGCTGGGCGACGTTTGCGTCAGAGATAGGTATTTCACTCGAAACAATCGGTCGAGCACTGGGCCACTCCGTATGGGAGAAAACGGTTACAGCCATCTATGTCAAATACGACAACAAGGCAGTTGACGAGGCGAACCGAAAAGTCATAGACTATCTGAACGGTTAACAAATAAAATCCCCACGCCATCGGCAAATGACGTGGGGAAAGTTGTTTTATGGCAAGTATCTAATTATAGAGCTCGTTGAGTTCCTTGTCAACCTCAACGATTTTATCGGAAATCTCAGATTCCTCCTTCTCTGCATGATTCATCGCATCAACAAGCTGCTTCGATGTTATCTTGCGTTTGCAGTAATTGACCTTGGCGTGTTCGCAATTCCATCTTTTCTTCCACAGATCTCGCAGTAGTCTATAGACGTCTACGACCTTGCTCTTTCTGGCGACCTGTAGACGGGCTGATTCCAGTTCCATCTCTGTATACGTCAGCTTCCTGTTAACTTTAACTAGTTCACTCTCCGCCTTCTTCAGCTTTTCCTTTGTCTCTATCAACTCTATTTTAAGCTTCTCGTTGCAGCGGAGAGTGTAGCAAACTTCGGTAGCAAGAAGTGTAATGACAAAACTGTCAGCAAACACGTCCCAGATTCCAAGAAAGGCCTCCGCAATACAGAGGCAGCTCCCGAGGATGATGCACACGACAAAGATGTCAATGCGGTCGAAAATCATTTTTAATCTTTCTTTCATAAAATTAGCTCAAGGAAACCCACAAATCTTTAGTTTGTGGGAGGAATTGAGCAACTTTTCCTTCTTTCTGTTAATACACTTCTTCTGATGTCTACCAATCGTATGTATTTACAACTGATAGAACCTTTTTTTACTTTTGTTCCGTCCAATTTTCTAATATCAAAGAATCCGCTATCTCTTCTCCCAAATATGTAATACAAATCATTTTGGTATTCAACCAAGTCAAACAACCTATACCCTTTTACCAAGAATGGTGCTTGATTGAGCTTCTTCCTACCACCTTTCAAGAAATTAACCTTGTGTATTTGTCTATTCTGACAACGTACTTTCTTTTGGTAGAAATAATACCCAAGCGGTTTTGCTTTAGAATTACCACTTATACATCTTGCATCAACATAATGGTCTTTTGGTAGACCATTAGTGATACGATTGTTCTTTGTGATATATCCAAAAGTCATATTTACATTAGGATAGATATTCTTTAGCCTCTCGTATGTAGTCCAACGAGTAATCCCCATAAATGCTGCATCCCTGAATGATGCACCACGTTTTACCTTTATATCTATCTTACCATTGTGATATGCCTTATGGCAAGATTCACATAGCGTGATTAGATTGCTTGGAGAGTTTCCTCCGATTTTTCTACTTTCAATGTGATGTACATTCAAGATATGATCTTTACTCTTACCCTTGCAATGTTGGCAAGTATGATTATCCCTAAACAAAACATACTCGCGGACGTTCCAAAAGCCAAGCTGTTCGCCCTTCTGATATTCTTCGCTTGATATACTTGGATTCTTAATCTTTTGTATGTTAAATGAAGCAGTCTCAACTACGATATTAGTTATTGGTAGGAACTTATGAATTTTTTCTACAACAGTTAAGTGAGTTTGAATCTTGTTTTCAACAGATGGTGCTAACCAACCTTTGCGTTTTGAAGATACTCTGTTGTTAAAACGAACCTTACGATAACGTAATCTATTTCTACGCGTTCTTCTTTGTTCTCTACGAGTAGATAGTTTCTCCACAATGTCATTTCTCAGTTCTACATCTGCTGCATACAATTCCTTCTCACTTGTTGTTGCCGAAATGCCGATATGTTTACTACCAGCATCTACACCCAAACTTATGGGCTGAACGAAATAAGTTGTCTCATAATCCAATTGAATTGTGAATGGGATACGGCATACAACGTGAGCAAGACCATTTTTCAATAATCTTCTCACCTTGCCAAATCTTTCAGTCGGCATAAGTGCCTGTCCTTCTTTGCCTATTACATAAACCATTCGTTTTTTACTTTTTTTAATTTTACTGTAAGTCGGATTTCTCCGTTAAATGCTCATCGCCAATGTTATGGAAAGGTTTTTTGTCAGCAACACTGTTCCTACCTCACAGAACTGTTTAATCACTGACCGCAGAGCAACAGACTTGAACAAACATCCGTTGGTGCCTATATATTCTCTCCTAACGTAGCACCCGAAGTGCTTAGGCTAATCAACTTGGGCTTTTTCAAGCCCACAGGTCTTTAACCTGTGGGTTGTTGACACGCTACAAATCGTTTTTATAATCATTAGAAACAATCCATGAGCTCATTACAATGTTGAATATCAGCAAGAGAATGATGATAGCCCAGTACTGCCCGTCAGATAGTTCGATGGTAAGATAGTCAAAATCATAGAAGTTCTTTCTGTGCCATTCCTTTTCTACAATCGGACCGATATACTCGGCGTACTTTTCGAGATTTACAGGATTGCTCATAAACCAGTCTCTACTCTTAACGCCTACGACCGGACTATCACACCATGAAAATGCGTTGCACCACTTAACCTTTTTGTTCTTATCGATTCCTACGCACACGACAAGCTCATTCTTGTTGCCGCCCTGCCAGTATGAGCGCTGCTTTTCAACTATTTCTTCCGGCTTGTTCGTAAAGAACAGGACGAACACCCTAAACTGCTTCCGCTCGCCATAGTATCCGTTCAGCCACCTCATCGCCTTCTCCTGGTTCTTCGGAATCTTCAGTCCAAGCACAGGGTTCTGGTCATAAAGAACGATATCCGGATACTCGAACAATCCAAGCTTTCGTGCCTGTTGATAATCAATATCCTCAAACTTGAAAATAGAACGTGAGGCTTTCACTTTATTCTTATAATCGTGCTCGGAAGATAATGTGTACGAGTTTTCAATGGAGCCATCCCACGCCCATTCCTGAGCATCGCCATCCTTAGTGTAGTAATCCCTGTGCATATCAATGAACACGCTTGGGGTTCCGAGAATCTTTCTGACTACATTAAACTCGTTGTCGGTCATGAAGTATTCTTCCTTGTTCCTAGCATCAAAATAAGTCCAACGTTCAGGGTGATTGTCTACGTACGAACAATCGTATGTTTCCGTACGTTGATTCTTTCCGCTTCCAACGGTCCTTGTACACGTGCGGTGTATGTACTCATTCCAGGCATCGTAATGACGGATTCTTGTCACGTAGCTTCCGAGATACTCCGTGTCAGCAGCATTTGACTGTTTGAACACGAACTCCATGAGGATGCCTATGAGGATGGAAGGAACAATGAGTACTGCGTATTCCCACCAGGTGGTCTGCTTCCTGAAGAAAATCAACAGGAAAGCAGCAACCACGAATGGGATTAGGAATATGAATATTTCCATAAGCCGTTACTTCTTGAACAGGTCTACGTCGTTATCCTCTCCAAGCTGCATAATCATCTTTGTCTTGGATGAGGAGATAATCTTGTATTCGATAGGTTTTGTATCGGAGATGAACCATTTCGCCGGATATGTCTTCACGAGCGTCTCGTGCTCACGGATGATATCGAGCATTCTCTCCTGTGATGTCTGGAACTCGGAGCGCTGAATCTCTATGGACTGCATGAGGTCCTTGTAGAGCGAAACGTCGAAGTTAGGATTACTTTCCTTGATCCACTTCATAAGAGAGCCGTCTCCCTTTGAGTATCTGCCCTCGATAAGTTTCGGATAGATGGACTCGAATGCGGACTTGTACTCATCCGTAACCTGTGCCTTCTGCTGAAGAACCTTCCACATCTTGTCGTGAACACCCTCAATCTTGCCACGCTGAGCCTCTGACTGCTGGCGAAGTGAGATTTCCTGGTTGTTGTAATGGAAATAACAACCGATAACTGAACCTGCGGCGAGTACTACTATTGCGAGTACTGATGCCAAAATAATGTTTTTTACACTCATAATGTTTAAAAATTAAAAAAATATACTTAGTCTTTTATTTTAAAAATATCAATCAACACAAAAGCACCTAGGAAGAAGAACCAGATGCTCTTCTCTCCGTATGCCCTACTGACGTCAAATCTTACAGTCGGTACTAGGTAATAAGAACCTTTCAGAATATCGCAACTGAAGGCTATCATTCTCTTTTCGGTTCTGATTTCCAGACGGCCAGTACTCTTGTTTAGTCTTATTTTCATGTACTTAATCTTTTTGGTTTGATAACTTGTTGTTGAGTCTGATGTAGAAGTCTTCCTCAGACTCTCCGTTCTCCTTGAAGTCAAGATTGTTTTCCTCAACGAAGTCAAGGATGGAATAGACGCTCTTATTGCCGAGATTCCTGAGCTTCATAAGCTCTGACCTTCCGCGGAGATTACGAACCAGGTCACCTACTGTATATACGTCGAGTGTTTTGAGTGCATTCAGGATGCGGACAGAGAATCCGCAGTCATTTATATCCCTGGAAAGGATCAGCGGAGGAAGTACTGCGCTACTGACAGGCTTGTCTCCTTTCGCACGCCGGTATTCGTCGAAGCTTACCTGTAGAGACTTGATTACCTTCTTCAGGCGCTCAACTTCATACTGCAAGGCTCTGTTCGTGGAGAGCTCAGCAATGACAATATCCTCGTTGTAGGTAAGTTTGTTGCAAGTCTTGTCTATAATCTGCCTGATTCTAGTTGCAGACACGCCGTACTTGATTGACAGTTCGTCATAGGTCATTCCGTTAATGACGTCCTTAAGAAGACTGGACTCACGATAGGTAAGATTCGGTAATACACCAAGATGCGACATTGTATTGATTACACCGAACAGCATGCCTACAGCGTTTGCAGCCAGCTTGCCGTTTGCGGTAGCTCTGTCTCTCAGTTCAGTGAGTTCTACGTTGATTGCGCGCTTGCGATACTCGACTTCCTTGAGCTTCTCGTCAATCATCTTCTCGTTTGCTGCAATCATCTTGTATTTCTGAGCATATTTCTCGATATCCTCGCTGTTGACATACAGGATGCCGTGTTCGCCTACGTAGCTTCCAAGGATTCCTTCCTTGATGTAATTGCTGATAGTCTGTCTTGATACTCCCAGTATCTCGGCAGCTTTGTTTCTTGTTATTCTTGCCATAGAACTAATGTTTAACGTTTTTCTTCATTTACATATACAACACCTCTATACCCATAAGAATAAATGGGATAGCCAAGCGAGCCGAACCTTATTTTTTATCAACTACAATATATATAATATACCATAGTAGTTCGTACTCCTTGTAAAGCCAGCATAAGTCTTCTGATACCCACAGAGCTTTGTTCGTTATGGTCGGCTTTCTCATTTCTGATATGGGCACCCGTCGTGAGGTGACACGTTGCGGGATTTACACAACCATAATGTAACTTACCTGACAGAGCAGTTTTATATATCGGTCGATAACTCCGAAGAGGACTGCACGGATTAAACCTCGTATGTATTTGCTTGAAACTTTGAGATAGGGTAAAGAAAAAACCCTATCCGCCGTCTGGGTCACGCTCCAAACTTTGGATAGGGTATATCATTGTAGTTGAACTAATCAACTTCTAGATAAAACTTATTTATTTGCTAGCGCGTGACTTCTAACAAGCACTGCAAAGATACGACGATTTTCTATTCCGTGCAATAGTTCAGTTTTCACCATAAACCGGACTTATTAAAGTAAAAAGTGAGGACAAACGTTTTAAAGATACTGGTATAGCTAAAGGTTTCAAGCGAAGTGAAATCTGCTGATTGCAATATTCATTAAAGTACAGAATGTTTACAATTAACGTAGTTTAAGAAAAAAGTGTGATTTTCGTTGCTTTTTTGGTGGCTATCTTAATAAAATAGCCGCCTATCTGTAAGTGGATAAGCGGCTAGTTGTATTGCTATTTGTCTGTATCGAAGCGAAGTCCTTGCTTTGCCTCCTCCGGGGAAGAGACATCCTTCTTCAGAAGGTAATGTATGTGTCCGTCATAATTCAATTCGGTAACGAACTGCCATCCTCTCGCTGACATGTAGTTGAGAATGTCGGTGAGGTTATTGAACTCAATCTTCTTTCCCTCCTCGTTACGAAGGGCTACAAGTTGCTTCAGCTCGCCCCATTCAAGTTCTAGTCTGATCTTCATCGCCAGGTTGTACGTACCGCTAATGGTACAGTAGTAAGGATGCTTCTCCTGTGCGAAGGATGATGCCGTTACAAGTGCAAACATCAGCATAAATAAAATCTTCTTCATAGAAATGACTTAACCGTGATGTCGAGGGCTGAAGGGTTATTATTTTACTTCATTTTCGTCTCCAATAGCATCCGTGAGTCTATCGACAAGGAAGCTGCAAGCTTCAGACAGGCTGTTTGCACTCTGACGGAGCAGCATCATCTCTGCAACAGCGCCAGCGTCTTGCTTTCCACCGTGCTTTGGGTACGCCAAGTCAAGCATATCAATGCTATGATTACTAACCAAGTCATTGATCAGCTCATAAACATTATCCACCTTGTTTCTGGCTGTAACTAAATTCTCTGTTGTCATATTCTTATCGCTTGACCGTGTTGCGTAGGGCTTGGTTATTAATTGCAGGAGCCGAAGCTCCCTATTTTTGGCTAATCGGGGCCGTTTTAAAAAATCCCCTCCTACCCTCACGGGCAAGAGAGGACACTCATTTAAACAATCTAGCTATGAAAAACTAGAAATATCTTATTTCCCGCACTTAACAACTTCGAAAACACGATGCTCTCTGTCGGCGGAAAGTCTATTACCTTCTTCATCGCATATGTAGCCATCTTCGTTGACCCATAGCTTCTGGTTGAACATTTCTTCGCACATTCCCAGGATCTTAAGATATTCCTGTGCCTCGAAGATGACGTTCTTGCCATCACGCTCTGCCCTCTTGAAGTTATCGATAAGATCTGGATTCAGGTCAGGTGCAGTGATATCGTACTCATCCATTTCATCGTGATAGTGGATGTTGAGTATCTCCAACTCTTCCACCATTGCGGAGTTCGTACCAATCTCGCCAGTCAGAGCCTTCATAACGGTCTCCTTTTCTAGCTTTTCGTACTTCTTCCGGCACTCATTGATGAGTTTATTCAACTCTTCTTCTGTATAATCTTCTACCATATTCATTATTTTAATTGGTTAAACAATGGCAGGAGATGGCTGCAAACCACCTCCAGTTTTAGCTTAATCCTCATCTCCGTTATCGAGGTCTTCTTCATAGACGCCGAACAGTCTCAGTGTATTGCTGTCAATCTCGGTCTTACCGACAATGTAGCGCTGTGTCATCTGTATATTAGGCATACCGTTACTGGTATGTCCCATCATGACGGCAATTTGCTCAAGAGGCACTCCCTTCTTTGAGAGATTCGTTGCGAACGAGCGTCTGCCGGTATGGGATGATACGAACCGATACTTCTTTCCAGTCTCTTCCTTTCCTGCCTTGAACACCTTCGTGTTCGTATCTATTCCGCAGTCACGACAGATATCGCGGAGTGCTCTATTGAACGTCCTTTCAGCTATCTCACCCGGAAGAGGCTCGTCACCAGTACCGCATACGAGGAACTTGCGGAGCTTCTTGTGAAGTGGAACCCTTACTTCGGTCTTTGTCTTCTGAGTAACATAGACGAGGAAGTGTCCGGTATCATCTATGTTCTCTTCCGTCATTCTCTGGCAGTCGCTGTAACGGGCGCCACAGAGACATTCCATGATAAACATTCTCTGAACATATCTTTTTGTTTTCCCGTGAGGGTTGTACTTTATGATTCTGTTTATCTCCTCATCAGAGAGATATACAGACTGGACCGGCACAGCCTTCGCTCTAAGTATTCTGCCGAACGTAGGACTAGGAATTTCCCTGGTAGCATCGTTCTCACGTATCACAGCCTTGATGGTTGCACATACGGTTCTTGCCGAGTTGGGAGCGTAGTTCTCCTGGATCTTCTCGAAGAGGTCGCGCAGATTGTCGTCTGTGATGTCTTCCCATAATGGCTTATGTCCAAGCATCTCTTCGAACATCCTTACAACCTTAATAAGCTTCGGGTATTTCCAGATGTATGCGCCATAGAACGTGTCATGCCTCCAGGCGTTGGAGTGATAATTGGCGAACCAACCCTGCTTGATGGCAGTCTTGTACTTCTGCTGCTGTGTGTAGCTCAGAAGTCTCTCCCAATCTCTTGTCTTGATTCTTATTTCTTCTGTCATAATTCTATAATTTTGGTTACTAGTGGCAAAGATACGAAAAGTTTATAATATAAACCATCGTCTTTGCCGTTTTTAACGCTAATTTAACCTTCCGAAGCAGTCTGCTTCTCGACTGACACGAGTTCTATCGTATCTTCATTCCAGTCATTCCATACCTCTGCATAGTCATCTGCCTTATCTTTGGCATCTCTTTCTGATTCTGCAAGGAATACATAAGGCTCATCCATGTCGGCCGTAGTTCCGTCGTCATAGATGAATCTGTACTTTGCCACATAAGTGCTGACGTATCCACTCAGTTCGTTATTCAGCCCGGTCGCAATATCAGCGAGTAGCTCGACCGATATGCTATCATCCAATGCACCTACCTTGTGAGGTTCTTTATAATAGCCGGCACCGACACTTATGGTGAAAACCGGGATGTCGGTATCACCACTACCTACCTCTACGACATCTACAAGACTGCTATTGTTGACAACTACAGGCCAGCCAAGTTCTTTCTTCAGCACATTGTGCTCTCTCATTATCTCACGGATGGTGCATGCAAGTTCCATCTTTACTGTTGAACGCAACTCATCAATCTTGTCTTTCAATACTTTTCTATCCATAATCTTAATATTTTGGTTTATAGAAACCGCTACGATATGTAACGGTTTGGTTTGGCTAAACTCTGTTCGTGAATCCGCTCTCTAGCTTATCTCGGACAATATTCTTGAATCGACCAAGCATCTCATCCAACTCCCATCTGTTAGGATTGTTGTAGAGACCGGATGCGTAGGTCCTCGCATCCTCCAAAGATGCAAGGATATTACGAATAGCCTGCATCTCATCGTCAGTGGAATCATAGCAGTCAAAGCTGCAAGTAAGTCCGTTGTCGTAGTTGTCGAACTTCTTTCTCGGGTAGGCTTGGTTGTGGCATTTCACGACCAACTCCCTCAGCATCTCCTTGCAGTCAACCATGTCGTTGATAATGTCTTGTAGGTCGTATGGGGCGCCATTTATTCCGTGTCCATCTGGCCCGACCCAATTAATAGCCTCCTCGCTTGGATCAAAGCCTCTCCAGTACTCCTCCAGCTTGTCGGCGAAGTCACACTCGTTGTCCGTCTCGAACCAGATAGAAACAATGAAGTCTTGGTCTTGTGGGGAATACTTCTCTAACTCGACGCAAACCTCACCTCTTTCGTTAGGTGTATCGTCTACATTATAACTCCAGTCTAATTCCTCTGCTATTTTTAAAAAATCATTCATATTTTTAATTTTAATTGGTTAATACTTGCACCCTCCGAAGAGGGCTTTTTAGGCTTCCTGGTAAGCGAGAATCTGTATGTGACGCATCTCGAAATTGACGAAGATGTTAAGATATATACCAGCGTAAGTAAGGAGCGTGGTTCCGTTGTTTTCCTCGGTGATAATTTTCTTTTGCTCTGTGCCCATGAGGTTATTTACCAGGTCGTTTGCCACCATAGCCAGGCGGAGATTGTCTGAGTTATCCTTTATCCATCTGACATCCATAGAGTTGCCATAAACTTCTGCATGGCAGGCGTTAGAATAGATGAAACCTACAGCCTCGTTGCATCCGTCGTCCGTATACTCGCCATCGTCGAACATATTCTCCCACAGAGTGTCATGATAGAGATCGTTCTCAATATCGAATTCACTCAGATTTTTTACATTTACATCTACTATTTCCATAATCATTCTACTTTAATTGGTTAATACTAGGAGCGTGAAACAATAATGTTCCACGCCTTGTTCGGCTTTACACAGGCAGAGACACGATGTATTCCTTCTTCTTCTTTCGTGTTCTGCTCTTCACAGTGAATCCACAAAAATCTCTCAGCCACCCGGCAGCATTGCCGATGAATGGCTCGTTCACCATAAGGATAGGACGGAGCATTCCGTTCTTCTTCATGAACTGATAGTCTATGAAATCGAACGGGTCATCCGGGTCCTCACTCTTCTTCTCCCACACGCTGACATCGAGATAGTCGATGAAGTCTCCCTCTGGCGGGTTATCCATCTCGATGAATCTCTTCGGCGTAAGGAGAATCGTCTCCTTAGGCTCATGGGTCATAAAGAAATTCTCTACAACCTCGTTGAACTTGTCCATGTCCATCTGTTTCTGGACAATGCCCTTTCTCTTCATGATGTCAGAAGCTTTGAGTATTCTTGTACCTCTTCTTGCTGTTGCCATAATTCAAAATTTTAATTGGTTAAACATAGTACCCCGTCATTACTGACGAGGATTTTGGCTAGTGTGCAAGGAATCCTATCGCCTGGCCTTTCCCGATAGACCAGCATAGCCTATCTTCCTTCAGGCACTCTGTGCAGTTTCCGGTGCATAGCAACGTTCCTTCAGGTGCTGATGTACCGCTCTCGAAGATAGGATGCGCCTCCGGAAATCCGTGGCGGTTATCCATCTTGAGACCAAGCCATCCGCTGAATAGGATGTGCATGTTCTCAGGGATTACGTTGCCCTCATCAAGGTACTCGTTACACACATCGAACATCTTGGTGAACGCCAGGAACTTGGTATCCTTATGCTTGCGAGCAATCTCGCACATCTTGTCAAGATACCATTTATTCTGGATATCACCTCCGATATGGAATCGGAAGGCTCTAGGAAATCTGTAGTCGAGATACCCGTCAATCTCCTTAAAGTATCGCTCAGGATCCTCGTGGAGAATGGCAGAATTGATAGCTCTCGTCTTGATGACCTCCTTGTAAATCATGTCGTTGCGCAGGTCGTAGCAGCTCTTGGCACAGATTGCACAGTTACCGCAATCCATGACCGGGATGAGCGAAACAGATGGGATTGCTCCCAATTTTGTGTTGCCATCACTGATCTTGACATGCAAGTCGCTGACGTTCTCTAATGCGTTCTCATAAGCTGCCTGTGCCTTTGACAGACGAGTCTTCATTCCTTCCTTACCTAATGTCCAGTAATTTCTACTCATAATTCTAATTTGATTGGTTAAACTTGTGGAACAAAAAACCGGCGTGTCTCACGACAGACCGGCTTGAACCATTTAAACAAAATTTAGTTATGATATGAGTAGTCAGCCGCTGCTAACGACTGACCTGTTTGACTAATCTTCATCTACTTTTACATTGTAGTGAAATCTTACTGTAAGGTAATCTGTGCTCAGAAAGAATGTATAGATTAAAGGCTCAGCCTGGCGTTCGTCGAGATACTGCTTCGTATCGTAATAGTATATGCTATTTTTTGATTCGCCAGTCAGTCGTTTGACAATCTCTCTACCCCACTCAGATGTAATCCACGATCGAAGCTTCCTGATAGATAGGTAGTTTCCGTGATACTCTATCATTGTAGGTGCACCTCCGACAAATCCCAATGAAAAAAACTTATTGGTGAGATATTGCGAATCGTCAAAGATGGTGTCTAGAAGTGATTCCTCGACGACATTCTTCCCGTCAATAGGAGCCTTCACATACTTTCTTGTATCTACATTAATTTCCTTCATAATCCTTCATTTTATTGGTTAGACATAGAATCGGTTACCGAATCAGTAACCGACTTTTGGCTAGAATGGTCCCCGGCTGGCGCCTTACTCTATAAGTTCGATCTAGAGAGCTTTAGCTCGAAGGATTACCTCCAGTAGCTACTGGAGGAGATCCTTCGTTGAAGAAGCTCTTGTAAACACAAGCTGCCGGGCCACCATTCTTTAGGCGGCGAACCTTACGTCTGATGATTACTTGTTCTCGCTCTTGGCTTTCTTCCATTCAAGAATCTTGCCCTGGACGCTGATATTATTGTCCTTGATAAGCTGCTTGAGTACACCGAGCATCTTCCAACCCTCTTCATCGTAGAGCTTGGCTTTAGACTCAAGTTCCTTCAGAGAATTTGTCTCTGACATCTTTCGTCCTTTCTTCAGGAATCTTGCTCCGTGGAACATGATGAGGTTTCTCATCGTGTAGTAGGAACCTGAACCCTTGTAGGCAGTAATGAACGCATCAGCCTGCTTGGTATCCCATGCGAGATGCTTGCGGTTCTTGTTGAACTCGCGAACGGCATCGTAGAGATCCTTGTGGTCTTCTACAGTAGCCATCTTGTTGGCAAGGTCACGGAGAGGATTGTATACCTTTCTATCCAAGTCAGCAACGAAGATGTTTTCGTTTTGAAGACGGATATAAGGATTGCCCTTGCAGGTATGCTTATATGTCTTATTCTCGTTTCCATCCTTGTCTTTCTTGGTAGTGTAGATGCACTTGTCGTCAATGTAGCTTCTGAGCTTTTTGATGTAGTCAATAGCCATATCGTATGCTACGCAACCGTTGAACCAGCGATATCTCGCCTTGGTGTTCTCGTAGTCCTTGTGGTCACACATCTTCATCTGAGCGTAGAGCTCATTTTCAAGCATGCGCCACTGATACTCGTAGCCCTTGCGCTGCAACACCTCGTTGAATGACAGATAACTCTTATCCATGTCTCGCAACATGTGGAACATCTGACTCATCACCCAACGACGGAAGAGCTTCCAGTTACTTACATATCCACCCTCGACAATCTGCTTGCCTACCGCATCGATGGTTGCATCGTCCATATCAACAGGAATAGCCGCACCATTTTCGATTTTTATAAGCTGATCATCACCGAGAGGGAAATATTTACTAGTATCAACACCTGCTGCCTTAAGAGCTTCGAGACGCATCTGCGCCTTGGTCTTCTTACCGGTAGCTGCTGTAGCCTCTACATTGTTAGTTACGATGTTCAAGTTCTCACCAGTGATTGTTACAATCTGCTTCATAATTCTAATTATTTTAAATTGGTTACTAAAAATTTATTTAACTCTGGTGGATGAGGCTTACGCCCCACCCTTGTTTGGCTCAACCCAGTCTCTGAGGATAATCAGGTCCCTGTCATTTTCTGACTTCCAGAACCATCTTCCCCATCTGTTCTCCCACGCAAGGTTGCCTCTTAGAAGCTGAATCAGTATGTATAGCTCCAGCTTACATCTAGCTACCTCCCGTCGCTCACCGTACATCATATCTTCGTCTGAGAGCTCTTTCTCTGGCAAAGCCTTGAAATAGTAGCGGCGATGGGATTCAGAACGCTCTGAAGGTACAGAATGCTTGTATGCCTTATATCTCTGTTCTATTGCAAACAGAACTACTGCATGTGTCAGGTAAGGTGTATCTTTCGGCTTATCTTCCTCGGACATCACTATCTTACCATTCACCCTACATGTTCTCTTCTGAAAGTTGATGGTGAACTTAGCACCATTCTCAACTGCATTGATAATCTCGTCGTATGTCATAATTCTATTGTATTGGTTAATAGGGATAGTGCTTATTCTTGCACTATCAAATTGGCTTCTTCGAGTTCATCCTTACTCAGTACATCTTCGTCTTCTCCTAAGTGGATATAGAATTTGTCTCCGTTCGCCCACTCCATTGCACGCATATACAACCAGTGAGCCTCTTCGATAGAGAATCCGTCTGCGCTTACTGAATCAAGCATCTCGCCCATGCAAACTTCTGACGTTTCGTACTCTTTCTTGATTTCCTCAAGCTTCTTTAGTAATCTGCTGTTCATAATTCTTAAATATTGGTTAATGGGAGTGCGCTCAGAGAATCTGTTGCGTAACTATAAGGTCTTGATTAATACTGTATCTGAGTCCTGACGGATCCAGGTAATCACCTGGATGCTCAGGATGGTTGATACCGTATTGTACAATCTATTCTCCTTGCGCACCATTCGGCTCGCAATAACCTAGACTTATCTCATGTATTATGTTGCATGGATATATGTTCTCGATTCGGTCCCGTGACTGGATACCTGTGCCTGCGGAGATATCGGCAGGCACAGGTATTCCACCTTACGGGATATTAAACCTCATACTCTTGATAAGTCGTGATGCAATTCACATGGTTGTTTGTAGGTACACTCATAGGTCTGTTGTCTTGCTACAGGCTGATGATTGGAACCAGCTGGGTTTACGCGGGGAGCATCGTTGCTCTAAGGATGACTCCCCGCGTTATTTACCCAGCGGGTATAAATACGCAACCTCCTTGTGTACCTCGTTTGGCAATAACGTTGTCTTCATCTGAGAGTGTGGCACGTAGCTATAGCAGCTTGATTCGAGGGCTGTTGTAAGTCGCCGGATGGCACTGGGATTCCAGTGAAGGCCGGCGGCATGTAAACAGCACTATAAATTCACTCTCCTCTGAAGACTACCCTCGTGCTAGGGTAATTCCCTGACCGGCGGCTAGGCACAATACTTTATGTTTCTGATTTGACACAGGATTCGCCAGACTCAGGATCCTGGGACGTCGTAAGTAGTATACGACGACGTCCTGGATCCAGAGTCTGGTTAAGAGACCTGTTGCATAAACTTCAGCCATCCGTCAGGGATTGGTGGTGTGCGCCACCTGCGAGAGTCATACGGACTGGCACATCTCTGTACTTCATTGATGAGCTACGCCTTGTGCGCGAATTCGTCGACAATCCGTCTCAAGTTGCAAACTTGCGAACTTGGACGCATCGTCGACAAATCCCGTTATAGAGGCGCTAGCCTGAATCTGCCCGTCCTTCTTCCGCGTCCGTGTGCTCGGTTACAGAGTCTGCCTGTCAGAAGATACTGCGCATAGCTATATTAGCTTGATAATATCCTGGTGGAGAGGATCGCAGGACCATCTCTGATTCGGAGATAGGTCCGCGATCTTCGAGACCGGATGTTTAAACATTCTTCTTCATTCCGACAGTTCCTTGCGCTAGGATGCTCATCTACAGGGTATTCACCAACGTGTTGTACGCTGCCCTGCTAGTTCGCAAGGCATTCTGAGCACAACCTATCGATAGATACCCCTTGATTTCGCTCTCTGTCTTACCCCTGTTTGCTTTCACGTTTCTTCCACGGCCTCGGTCTATGCAACCTACAGCCTGAGTCTTTACGTATCCGAGACCACCAACTTTACTCTTGCCTGTCTTGACCGCACGGATGCAGTCCATGACGAATGCGTTGATCTTGTCGATGTCCTCTTTCACGTTTATGACCGGAAGAACCTGAGTAGCCCAGGAATAATCGCAGTACCCCTTGTAGAGATACCTATTTACTGCATTGATGGCTTTCGTCATCGTGGTATCACGTTTCTTTATCGTCCTCTTCTCAATTTCCTTTTGGAAGGTCTTGATACGTGTGGACGAAAGAGAGATATTGTGACCCTTGATGGAATATCCGAGGAACTTGAACCAGTGATTAGCGTCAAGATACTCGACTTTCTTCGGGTTGAGCGTCATCTGCATCTTCTCCAGTTCACTCTTCAGAATACCCATAGCTTTCTCGTAGTCCTCGCCTACAAAGAGAATATCGTCAGAGTAACGGACGTAATATCCGTTCAGATTCGACAACATCTCATCGATATGGTATAGAACCACGTCAGCCAGCCATGCAGCAACAGAGCATCCCTGCTTGAGGGACTGATACTTCTCACAGAGGTTATTGTCCTCATCGAAATAGATATCTGTGTGATAGTAGTCACGGATGACATCTATCAGCGCAGACTTTCCGTGCTTCTCCTCTACTTTGTCAAATACCCAGTCGATGAATCGAATAGGCACGTTGTCAAAGTACTTGGATAAGTCGGACTTGAATCCGATGATTTTACCATCTGCCGAGTATATTATCCGAGACACATCTTGCACCACACGACCGCAGCCGATACCCTTCTGGTACGACGTACAGCGTGGATGTACCATCTCTGGCATCAGCTCGAACAGGAGATCGTTGGCTATGCTAAGGAGAATTCTGTCAACAGCCTCATTCACATAGACCGTACGGAAATCTCCGTTGTCTTTCGGAATCTTGGCTGTATGCGGTGGCATTATCTTGTAATTGCCGCTCTTGATCCTCTGATACATAGCCAGACGAGCCTCTGGTGTCGTCAGCTGATACATTACTGCTTTGTTCATGTCCTTGAATAAGCCTTTCTCAATGGCATACTGCCATCTGGCTTTCTCAAAGAACATCTCTAGGATTTTGTCTTCATTCATAATTCTTCTTGTTTTGGTTATTGCGCGCAGTCCTTAGCTGCGCTTTTTAGCTTTCCATAAATCCCTGTACTCATCAATGAGTTCATTCTCTTCACTATACAGCTCCAGGAGTCTTTCTTTTGAAAGAGGCTTCGTGTTGTGTACACTACAGCTGTTCGTTTCTCTGCGGATTTCTTCGAGACGATCGGCTATCTCTCGCGCTCTCTTTTCATCTAAATTATTCATATCTATAATGTTTTGGTTATTTGTAGGGAGATTTCTCTCCCAGTTTTGCTAGTCGATGTGCTCGTAAGAATCATCATAATCAGAGCAGAACTGCTGGTCTGGTTCAATCTCAATTACCTCACCTGCGAAATTTTCAGAGTCGAGAATAATATCGCTATTATTATAGGCATCCTGCACTTTCTGTACGGCTTCATTCTCACTCTCAGCATCAACGCTGACTACCTTGTTCAAATGTTCTGTGACTGATACGTAATATCTCTTCATAATCTTTAATAATTTGGTTAATGATGTCAGAGGGATTGCTCCCTCCGTTTTTAGGCTAATGCGTTCAATACTCTGTGGGCGTTGTAAGCCACAGGATTGCTGTATTTTACCCTCTCCCACTTTTTGCGCTCACAAACTTTCAGGCAATACTCATGTGCTATATTCTCTGATAGTGCATCGAACGTGTTGTGTGTAACATCTGATGGCTTACCGAAATAAACTCTGTAACCATCCCTGTAGCATACTATACGTCTGCCAAGTCTGTAGATTGTTCTACTGCCTTTCTGTGAAATTGTAATCTTCTGATTCATAGTGTAGCCTCCTTTCCTTTCTTGAATCCACACTTGATGCCGCTACACATTCCACCAAGGAACGCATGGCAATGTCCTAAAAAATATAATCTGCATTTCTCGTTTACTTTTCTACTCATAATTCTCTGTATTTGGTTATTGGCAGGTAGCCAAATGGCTACCAATTTTAGGCTCTGTTCCATGCTTCCCACGCTTCATTCGTGTTCTTGGTGATTGCCTCGTTCCAAAGCTTCTCCAATTTATAGAAAATCTTCTGGAAAGCCTTCGATGTTGTCTTTGGGTCAATGCGCTTGCCGAGATAAGGTCGATTACGTGTAATCGTAATTTCGTCCTCGCACCAGCAACACCTGATCATCCCATACTCCGTAGGAGAACAACCTAGGTAAATTCCTTTTGCGTCATAACGCTCTTTACGTAACCACTTCGGGTAAGGAACGTAAATGGTCCATGCGTCAACACAGAAACGGAACTCCTTTCTTGTGTCGTGATAAAGTCTCAATTTCATAATTCTTTGTATTTTGGTTGATAGAAGAGGAGTATGCAAGCTCCCCTTGGTTAGGTATGTTTTAAAGTCTTGCCCATGAGTATATCTTCGCTCTTCTTTTCTCTTCTTTCAGCTGAGAGAGGAGATATTTCTTCTCTTCTCCCGAGAAATTCTTACGGATATACGATTCACACTGCTTCTTCTTCCAGAAATGAACCGAATCTGAAGCGTCTGGCGTTATTGAAACCCACATCATGCCGCCTACTACAGGAACAAGTCCTGCGTAGATAATTCCTTTTCTAAATTCCATAATCTAATTATTTAAATGGTTTAACATTGAATACCCCCATGCTAGGGGATATTGTTAGGCTTCCTCGTAATCTTCCTCCATCATAGAGTGAACCTCTTCAAGCTCGTTCGAGAAATTGTACCTGATGTTGTACGTGCCGAACGCCTTGAAATACCATTCCTCTAGGTACGCTCTATCCTCGTTCGCCTGCTCGCTGTCCTCTGCGGAATCAAGTCTGGCTACCATCTGAGGATACAAATCGTAGTAATCGTCGCCATCGTAGTCTGATGCCCACCAAACACCTGTTCTGTGCTTAGGGTAGTCCTCGTACAGATTGGCAAAATTGCCATTCATGTGCTGGTCATTAAGATGTAGATATTTCTTCATTTCCTTGTTTGCCTTATGGGTAAACTCCCACGCAAGAGACTGGATATTCTTTTCGAATACATCTGCAATGTATTCTTCCAGATCTTCTGCGTCATCGAAATTTTCAAGACACTCACGATAGAGGCTCTCGATAACCGCGGCAAAACTTGCCACACCGATATAATCGGCTACTTTCTCGACAACTTCACCCTTGTTGTTCATCACATATTCCCAAATATTCTTTTCCATAATTCATCTGTTTAATGGTTCATAATGGTTCCCCACATTATCGTGGGGAGTTTTAGCCACATATAGCAATGTCGCCATAATTTTTGTAGAAATGCTTGTATGCATCAAGACCACTTGCAGCTTTCAAGTCTGTGACCTCTAGCTTACCGGTATCCTTGCGTACCTCTGCAATAGAGAATGAATTGCCGTGCGTCCACTTGATGAGGCCCACACGCCTAACAGGATTCTCTACTGACTCAACGATTTTACACTTCAGTAAATCGTCATTCAGTATTTTCTCTAAATCACTCATAATTCTGTAATTTTTTGTTAATAGAAATCCCCACCCGTGAGAGTGAGGATTGGTTTGGCTAATCATCGAAATCACTTTCATCCTGATCGTACCACCAGTCCTGGAATCGATTTGCAACCTCTTCCAGTGCATACTTGGCAAATGTGTCGTAGATATTTCTGCTCTCGCCCTCGTTAAAAGGAGCATACAGAGCCTTGCCGATAGCATCATAGGTGACAGATTTGTCGTCCTTGAAATTCCCGAATCCCTTAATCATCGTGATAAGGTCTTCTCCCAAATCATCGGCAAGCTCGTGCATATTCTCCATGATAGCACTCTTGTTCTCGTTCCAGAACTTGCTTGTCTGATAAGGATAACAGAATCCAGTGTACCCGTCATTTGCATTTCTGCAACTATCGAGAGAATTCAATATCGTGTCTTCATCGACACCACCAAGCTGCTCTACTACGGCATATGCCATCTTTACGAATGATGGATTATCATTTTCCTTGATAAACGCATCCCATACTTTCTGTATATTCATATTTCTGTATTTTGGTTGATAATAGAAACGAGCAAGCGCACCATACGCTTACCCGTACTTTTAGCCGAAAACCCAGATAGCCGTAGTTCTTGCACAAATGGCATATAGCTTTCCGCTGTGACCACGGAACAGCATTCCGTTGCATCCGTACACACCGGAAGAATAGCCTACCTGACTATATTCTTCCGGGATGGCTGCACGGCTTGAACTGTGTGTTATATCCTTGGCAGCTCCTACTCTAACGAGTCTCTTCAACTCTTTCTGTGTCATTTTCTCCATAATTCTTTAATTTTGATGGTTTAACATGGTTTCTGTGCAGATAGACTGCACAGAATGTTTGGCTAGAACTTGCGAGGACGCATGCACGATTGCTCAATCTCCAGAGCTTTCTTGTCTGCACGCGCTACGCGTCTGAAATACTCGCTCTTGTCGAGGTTCTTGCGTCTGCACTCCTCGCTGATAACTGCCTTGTGACTCGCTACGAGCCTGGCAAGGAACTTTCTGTCTCCGTCTGTCATAATTCAAAATTTGATTGGTTAATAGCAGGCAGCACATTATCGTACTGCCCAGTTCTGGCTCAGAGATTGTACACCGGACTTTCTGAAGCACACAGAATCGTAGGACCGGTGAGGATGGAGAATGCACAAGGGTCAAAGCCCTCGATATTCTTCATGCTCTCGATTTTCTTCTGTATCTCAGCACGTATGGATGACAGACTCAATCTGCCATCGATAGGCATGACAGAATCCATGCCCACCATTTCCACAACGCTCACCTCATCGATGAATCTCATGTTCACAAGGTCAAACTTGTTAATCTTATGATAAAATTGTACCCATTTACTCATAATTCTACATTTTGGTTTATAGGAGAGGGAGTTTTATCTCCCTCATTTTTCAGGCTGTGTACTTCTTGAGAAATTCTGCGAGCTTGTTGTATTCATCGTCAATTTCTTCCTTGTTATCCACATAAAAGAAATTTGCGGTACAGCAGTCTGTAACTTTACACGTATCATCAAAGACAGCAGCATGAGCAGACATAGATCCGGTTTCTCCGTCTAATCTGACAGTAAGGCTCACGCCTGGCAGACTCTCTGCCAAATCTCTCTGAATTTTCTGCAATTTTGGCATGATGGTAGAACGTATGTACTCTACATTCTCCTTGTATTCTTCATCTATCATAATCTATAATTTTTGGTGAATAATTGTATGCGTGACAGTTGCCACGCACATTTTAGGCTGAATGTACCTTAATGAAGTCTGTGAGTTTTTCGTACTCGGACTCCAGCTTTTCTCTGTCAAGCACGCAGGAGAGATGTAGGTGTAGGTATTTGTTGACCTTACCATACATGATGGTGTAGGCATGGCAGACGATGTATTTGCCCTCAGGATCTACGTCTACCTCCAGACCAATCTTATTCTTGCCGAATATGTCACGCTGAATCTCCTGCAATCTAGGCAGAATCTTGTTGCGCAGATATTCTCTGCTCTTCTCTTCCCATTTAGGATTCTCTAATTTCTTCATAATCTAAAATATTGGTGAATAGTATGCGTGACAACCGCCACGCACATTTCAGCTCATGCACAGCACCGCTATCTCAGAGAAGCTCTTGGAGATAGTTTTCTTGCTACGATAATCTCTGTAGCCCTTAGTATTGTTGCTATGCCACTGGCGCGCTGCTATCTTGATCTTCTCCATCTCATGCATAAGCGCACGCTCAAAATTCTTCTGTGATTTTCTGTCTAACATAATTCAATTTGTTTAATGGGTTCTACATAGTATGCCCAGGAAAATGCCTGAGCACATTTTTGGCTACTCGTACTTGTTGAGCAGGAAAATCAGAATAATGCCATCGCCATTCAGGAGAGTCTGGCTCTTGTTCTCGTCATTTATTATGTTTTCACATATTCTCTCAAAGAGCGGATACGGGTCTCCGACAATACTCTTGTAATACAATGCCATGTACGTACCGGGGATGAGAGGATAAGAGTCCTCAGGTTCTCCACCGAATACGTCACACGCCTGTGTATTGATCAGGACACGACGTACAGAGAAATTTCCCTCAACTTCCTGTGCGTCCATTCCACGCAAGAGGTCTATAACCTCATTCTTGCTCAAATCTTGCTTTAATATTCTATCCATATTTCTCTAATAATTTGGTTAATACTAGATACCGCCCGAATATCTCCAAGCGGTAGTTTTGGCTAGTCACAGATATCCTCTATCTGCTGCTGGATGGCATCTATCATTATAGCAATTATAAACAGACCGCACATTTCAAGAACCGCAGAATATAAAACGGCTTGAAAATCTCCAAGCAGAAATCCTGCGATAGCAATAATGCCACACACGAAACTTGTAACTAATATGAGCGCAGCTGACAGCACGCCCTTGCTGATTCTCTTTTCCATAATTCTTTTGCTTAATTGGTTATATTATCGTACTGCCTGGATTTCACCAAGCAGAATTTAGCTAAATGTTTCCAAGCACAATTATCGTACTTTCCAAATCTCTTAAACTCCAGGAAGGATGAAATTCTCCAAGCGGAGTGTGGATCGCCACAGCTCACGGAAATACCACTTACCCTTTTCCGTACTGCTCCAAATATATACAAGCAGAATTCCGTAAAGAATTCCAAGCACATTCAGGAGAATTATCGTACTTGCCAAGCAAATGAATATTGGCGATGCCTGAATAAATCCAAGCGCAGTTATCGTACTTGAATAAATAATCTGTCTTGCTTTCATATCTATATTTTTTTTGGTAATTGTTCCGTAGCCACACACGACAATTATCGTACTGGCTACAGATTTTTAGGCTCACGCCACGCAGAATAATGTAAGCACACCATTCTGCAAAGACCCGAATTCTACGTGACTTAAAATCTCCTGAGCATCTGCAATGATACTCTCAACCTCTTTCATATCGAGGCATTTAATTCTCATCGTACTCATAATTCTAATAATTTGGTTATTGTTCCCTACAAGTGTAGGGAGATTTTAGGCACTGTAAATTACGCCCATCGACAAAACGTCACTCAAATAACCGGTGTATTTGCCATTGTTCCACCACTTCGAGTTTGCCATAGTAACGGCGGTGATAGTGTTCACGCCACACTCAGGATTAAGAGCATCAAAAGCCTCCGATAATGTGGAGTATGTCATGTAACCACCAAGAATATTAACCTCGTTTGTCTGATAATACGTGTATATCTTTTTCATAATTCTAATTTTAAAATGGTTCATAATTGTAGAGCGGAGATTTCTCCCCGCCCCGTTAGCCAGGATGTGCATCTTTGCACCACGTTTTATCTTTATCGTCTTAACTACGTGGCTCACACCCTACAGATTTTATGCTTCTGCCAGCAACTTGTTTATTTCTGAGGAGATAAATCTCGCACGGATGACAAGCAACCGATTTCAGTCAGCGTGGATAGTGTGTACCTTGAACGCTGCAATCGTGATTGCACACACAATTGATTCTCGGGTAACCAGCCCGACCGGACAATTCCAAACCGGTAGAATATGAATTATGATTTATCCGTCCGTTATCTCGCTAGATAACTGCACAGCTACGGCTCTTACTCTTTCCACGTGCCTCATCTCATTCGGTATCGTGGTGGCTCTGTGCTCTCTCGCTACCCTCGACGGGATTTCTCGCCCGCCTTTCTGTATCACTACAGATTCGTTTGCCGGATAGCTCTCTGAAATTTTGACAATAAATCCCCTGAGGGAGAATAAATTCTCTCTCTGGAATAATACCAAAATTTCTGTTTTGTTCCCTTATGCGGCACCGACCCGCAAATGTACGCTTAAACGTGATAGGAAAAATAAGGGTACGACGACCCGCTCCAAGTTGAAAAACCTGGAGTAAAATTTCCCACTGGCTACCGGTCAGATAGTCAGCGGGGAAAATAGATAGCTAGTATTTTCTAGCTACCTATTTTGTGGTACTTACTTTTGCGCCTCTGCAAGTTTAGCTTGTAACTCTGCAATTTGTTTCTGTAAGTCTGTAATAGACTCAGACTTTTTCTTTGCCACCTTTGAACCGCTTGCGAACGCTTGATGTAAAGAGCACAACTTACTACCTAATCTTTGTAAGCTATCAATAATAGACGTTTGCACGTCCTTATTATTGCTATCAAACCACGTGAAGAAATTAGGTAGTTTATGCTTGCGGGAAAATTCGCTTACAGCAGAACGTACGCACTCAGTCTGCAAATTGCAATAGCTTTCATCTGATAGCACGTAATTTGTAGCTAATTTGTTGTACTTAGCACGTGCTTTCTCTAGTTCTTTCTTTGCGCTTACTACTTCGTTATCAGTGCACTCACTTAATAGCTTTTTGCGGTAACTATTAAGCACTTCTAAACTCTGCGCTAAGACTGCGCTACCTTTGCACTCGGCTACATAACTAGCAACCTTAGTACTTACGTGCTCGTAGCCTTGAGTACCTTTCATTTCTAAATCTTTCATATCTAAATTGTTTAAATGTTACTTATAAGATAGTGTCCTATCTCTTTCTTTTTGTACTGCAAAGGTACGAAAATTTATTGGAAAAAGCAAATTTTTTATGTTAAAAATCGACCTTTAAAGATGTTATAACGTATTGATATATAGATAGTTATTGGTTTTAACACTTTGTGGAAAAGTATTAATATATTACATTTTGCTTCTATATATCTAACTATATAAACACTAAATGTTAATATTTTAACATTTAACCAGTACGTTATTATTGTAACATTTTTTTGGTCAAATATATTGTAATAAGTTTTTGTGTTTCACGCTTTATTGATAATGTATAATTATGCAAGAAAATGAATATAAACAATATTATAAAGTGTTGGTTATTAAGTAGTTACATAAGTTTTTTATAAATATAAACCGACAATTTGAAATAATTACAAAAATATTGTTTCACGCCGGTTTTCACTATATAAACCGACATAAAATGTAATAATTTCAGAAGAAACACCCCCATACCCCCTTTGTAGCTATAAATCAGCACGGTAGTCACCTCATCTAAAAATTTTTTCTTCCGATTTTTTAGCCTTTTTGTAAAGTTTAATTACTTTTCTCCATAAAGGATAATTATGCATATTCATTCATCCGTTATTTATTAACATTTGACAGCATAAACTCTTACTTTGCAGACCAAACCATAAATGTATACCTATCCTTCATTTAATGTATACCTAAAATGTATATTTATACCCTTTATTTACTAGGGTTTTACCGGATATTCAGGATATTATCTGTATCTTTGTATTGTCGATATTTTATAGACGACATGTTGTAAGGACGACCTGACACGTGTTATCCTTCAGGAAGCCCCTGTTTATCGGGGTTTATCCTACACAATAACGGAAAATTAATATTATTATTGTACATAAATGGAAAATGGTATTGCTATAGACACATTGCACGCTCAGTTGCTTGACCTTTCGAGGCATGACGAGTACGGCTTCGAAGAGCTCCGTTGTCAGGACTGGGGTAAGGCGAACTCTGAGAAGTACAACAAGCTGAAGTCCAATTTCATCAGGTCAATGAGACGTCTGGCGAAGAAGGCTCCGGTGAAGTACTACAACGGTGCTTACTACATGTTCAACGGCAAGATATACGAAGCTGTTCCGAAGATAGTCCTTGAGCAGGCTTACCAGCTGTTGCTTCTTGACCTGGCCATGGCTCCGATGCTCGGCATCAGTACGGTGATGAACAAGTCATTCATGGAGGTAATAGAATGCTATAACATACTGAGACCTACCTTCGACATCGTTGCATTCGCCAACGGAGTTGTTGACTTCGGAAGCGGTCTGAAGTATCCGAACGTGATGCCGTTCTCTCCCGAGTACCATGTCACATACTACCACCCATACGACTACAATCCGAAGGCGAAGTGTGACAGGTGGATGAACTTCATCAAGGAGGTCCTTCCGGACAGGACGTCGAGGATGATCCTCCAGATGTTCCTCGGTCTTGGTCTCATACAGAGAGGTACTGCATACAATCCGTACGAGGGAAAGGAGTCATCGAAGATTGAACTCTGTCTTCTCCTTATAGGTACGGGAGCCAACGGAAAGAGCGTCATCTTCGACGTTGCCTGCAACATATTCGGCAAGGACAGGATAAGCAAGATGGACTACGCTGACCTCACTGCCGACGGCGACGAGGGAATGAGGGGAAGGTATCCAATAAGGAACGCCATCTTCAACTGGTCTTCCGATTCCGACCCGAAGAAGTTCGGAAGGAAGAACACCGGGATGTTCAAGAGACTCGTGAGCGGTGAGCCCGTCCCGATGAGAAAGCTCGGCAGGGATATCCTGGAGGGGAACTCAATCCCCTACCTCATCTTCAACCTCAATGAGCTTCCGTTCCCGGACGATGCGTCGCTCGGATTCATCAGACGCTTGCAGTACGTGAGCTTCGATGTCACCATCCCTAAGGAGAGGCAGGACCCGGATCTTGCGAGCAAGATCATCCGTGAGGAGCTGAGCGGAGTGTTCAACTGGATATTCCGTGGCGCGATGGAGCTGAGGAGCAGGAAGTACAGGTTCCCGGCAGCTGAGGGCAGCAGGAGACAGCTGCTTATCTCCCTTCTCGGAAGCAATCCTATCTATGCCTGGATAAGGGCGTATGATATGAGATGCAGCCAAGAGGCGAGGGGCGAGATTTCGGAGTGCATGCTTGCCAAGGAGATGTACGAGAGATTCGTCGAGTTCTGCAAGGCCAACGATGTCGAGGAGAAGGATATCCCTACGATCCAGAAGTTCGGGCGTGATATGAGCGACAAGTACGGCTTCTTCAAGAAGAGGTCACAGGGCGGAATGACGTATCAGGTGTACGGCGCGCAGATGATTGACCTGAAGCAGGAGCTTCTCATCAATGACGTGAAGAATAAATTGCGTGGTGAGGAGGACATCAAGCAGCCTGAGAGCTTCATTCAGCCTGATGATTAACGGTTATAAAACAGATTTCTATGATAGACAAGGAATATATCAAGGAGATTATCTCCTGTATCACGAAGAAGAAGGCTGATGGGAATATTGTTCCGGCCACCGCTTCTATGCAGGAGATTATGATTGCTGTCCGCGATGATGCCCTGGAGTGCATGAGGACCATGTGTAACGAGAGGGAGATTGCGGTGAACAGAACGTTGAACAGTGTTTCATTTAAATGTTTGTAGCTTATGGGAGAAGAACTTATGTTTTGTATATCCGATGCCTTTATAGATGGCGACAGAATTCGCGGATCTATTCATAATGTTGTGGACAAAGCGTTCGAGTCCGGTATCAAGATGTCGTCTTGCCGATACAAGAATCACAGCATCACGCTTGACGTGAGCTTTGAGCCGGAAGGTGGTTTTGACAAGCTGCTGCTCGAAATCCTCTACGGCGACAGAATCAGGAAAACCACAGAGCGCCTCGATAAAGAATGGCTGGAGAAGATGTGGAAGGTTTCCGATGACGATATTAGAACGTTTCGGAGTATTCAAGTGTGTGATTTTCTAAAGGAGAGATGGTCATGAGAAGACATCACAATCCGAACAAGGTTCCGCCGTTCAAGCCGGACCCAGAGCATTGGACCAGGAAGGTTCATTCATGGAAGGCGAAGGTTGCTTACGAGACTGAGGATGATGCTTGGGAGTTCCTGAATACACACCCGAAACTTATCGAGCAGGGAATGACTGTCTACAGGTGCAATCTGTGCAATATGTACCACTGCGGGCACAAGTATAACAAGAAATAGTTTAGAATATGAAGAAGAAAGGATATTACGAATATGGAAACGGAATCTACCCTTTGAAGCTTTGGGTACACATCGGTAAAGACCTGAAAGAGCTGATAGATTCCTGTTTTGACGGGTGCAATGCTCCCGATAGAGATTACGGCGGCGTTACGTATTCAGATGCTGTCAGAAAGAGCGACAACAGACGTGGTGTTCTAGTCTCGTTTCAATGCCAGAAGGATATGTCGATGGACTACTGCTGCCATGAGGCTTCTCACGCTTGCGATGCCATCGAGGACGCTATTGGTATGGAACACGGCGACGAGCCTTCTGCCTACTTGATTGGTTGGATTGCGTCTTGCATCAACAAGGCTCGTTTGGGCATTGGAGATTTCGTTGAACTAAAAGATAAGGAGGAATAGATTATGATTAAGAAAGAAGATATTAAGGTTGGGCTGCGATTTTATATCACAAAAAATGATTGCTTAAAATGCAATTTTGACCCGATAGGTATTCAGGACGGCAGAACACCTATTCTGTTAAATGTCGAGAGAAAGGATGCTGATGTTTATATATGTACATCTGTTAGCACAGATTACAAGTATATCGCTCATTTTCGCGATGAAGATATTATGATGTTTGGTACAAAGTTCGATATAGTAACGAAAGATGAAGAAGAAACCGCAAATGGAAAGTCAGAGCAAGTGTCTCACCCATCCCATTATGCGTGGTTAAAGGATTTGTGTGGTGTTGAGCCTTTGGATATTTGCAGACACCTTGACTTCAATACAGGTAATGCTATCAAGTATCTCCTGCGCAAGGATAAGGTGGACGGCAACAAAACAAAGACCGAGAAGCGCATTGAGGATTTGCGCAAGGCTGTGTTTTACATTCAAGACGAAATAAAATTGTTAGAGCATGGCACAGACTAAATACACTTGTAAGGATTGTGTATTGCTTAATGATGAAGATTCTGAGTTCCCATATTGCATGGGCAAAGACTTATACACATACGCAAATCCTGACGATGATGCTTGCGGAGACATTATTCCGCTGGTATATACTTGCAAGGATTGCTTCTTCTTCAAGAATGAAGCTTGTAACCACCCTAATGAGATTAGGTTTACTTCTGAGGAGAATCCTTCTTGCGCAGATTTCGAGTATAAGGAAATAAAAGTTGAACTTTAAAATATTGTTATCATGGCATTACCATTTGGAAAGACTATCAAGACAAGACACTTCACCGTGCTGAAGTTCAGTAAGAGCTTGTCTAAGAAAGAAGTTGCTTCACTCAGAGAGGATATCCCTGCTGAGATCAAGAAGCATTTACAGAGAGGCTCGCTGCCTTTCATCAAGATTGCGAACATTGCCGGCACATGGGGAATCGAGTACTCTATCGGCACATCCATGTACGCTGCGCTCGATGAGTGTATTCCTGTTGCTGTAGGAGACCATTATGAGTTCTCCAAGGATGCTAGAAACATCATCGAGGCATTTGCCCAGCTTATGTATGCGGATACATCGTTGCCTGGCGATGCAGAATACACGGCAGGTAAGTTGAAACTCCGTGACGAATACATTGCTCGTGAGGCTGCAAGAAGAAACGCTGCTGCCGACAAGGGTAAGACAGAAGAGCAGCTTCGCAAGGAAAGCGATGAGGCTGTTCAGGAGGTCATCGATAGAGATAAGCACGCCGAGACTCTTCTTGAGATGGCAGAGCAGATTAAGAAGGAAGGAGGCAAGGATGAGCGATAAATTGCTTGAGGTCGTTCAAGACCATACTTCTCTAGTACAGGCACTCCAGTTCGTTTTAGAGGCCGCAGAGACGAAGAAACTGCCATCGTACGGCATTCTTCCTACGTTTAACGATCCTCTTCTTGATGATCAGGTCATAACTGCGCTTGAGCTCATCACTGGAGAGAAGTATCCTGATTGAATTTATATTTTTCTTCTACTTTCATAATATAAAAGTGAGGGGTGGCATCTGTGAAGACACCACCCCTCGTAACCAATTAAACAGAATTACGAACAGCAGAACGAATCTGCGAACGTATATCTGCTTGCAAAGGTACTTGGTTTTGCAGAAATTCTAGTAAAACAAAGTTACTTTAACACGAATTTAACACTAGACCATGCGAGTTTTGCTCTTTATGTCATTAAGAGCAAGAAGACCTACGGCATCAGCCATCATTTCATAGCCCTTGCAGAACTCGCTGCCGATGTTGGCATACAGATCAGGATTGTCGTGTACTCCGGACGAATCTCTGCCCTTTATCTGACCCTGCGCCTTGAAGAACTCCTTCTGAAGGTCATCCATCTTCTGGAGGATTGTGTCGATACCTGGATTAGTCATGGCTCTCTTCCTCCTTTCCCTCCTGGATTCCTGCAAGAGCTAAGAGTTCAGAAAACTTGTTGTCGTACCAGAGTGCCTGTGTCTGGTTCTGTGCGTGAGGATTACGGGCGTTCTGACCGAACTTCTCATACTTCTCCGGAATGACTACCCAAGAATGGGTCTTGCCGCCCTTGCCCGGACGGGTCATTCTCTCCACGATTCCCTTTGATACGAGAATCTTGTTGAACTCTGCCGATGACATATTAACTTTGTGGGATGCAAGCAGGTCCTTCGCCGCGTGGACAGTCTTCTCGTCCATCACGTAGTCCGGTGTAGGCAATCCGAGAGGGTCGGCGATTGTCTTTGCAATCTGAAGCTTGGATGCGTCGTTGAGGTTGAGGAACTTGGCGAGGAACTTGGCTGCCTGAATCTTATCAGAGAGCTTTGGCTGAGATTGTGACTGCTGAGGCTGTGCCTTGAACTCTCCGGTTCTGCGGATAGTCTTCAATATGCCCTTGACACCCTTCTTGAACTGCTTGGCGATCGGCTTACGGCTCTGCATCAACACCTCGTACATACCATTCTCTGTTAAGAACCAAGCATTCTGACCACCACAAACATTGTTTGGATTGGTATGAGACTCCTTCTCGTCGTCATCAACGTTTCGTAGCATCATTGAGACATCGGAGTGCTCTATCCATTTAGCGACATCCTTAGCTAAGAACAATGGCTCTTCAGCGGTTCCATACACGTCAACCTCCTGTCCCATAAAGTTGGAACGGCTGACAATACTAATCTCTCTTACAGCAATGTTTTGATTTTTCATTGTGTTGTAGCATTAAAAACATAGGGAGAGTTTATCAAAAAGGAAAGCGGCCTCCCATTTGCGCTGCTACAACACCACGACTGCATCCCGCAGTTATATATGTTACGCAAATAGAGAGACCGCTATATCATATATTTAATCGAAAGCCATTTCCGGCTGTCGTAAACGTTCTTCTAAAATGTATGGTGGGTATATAAAATGCCCACTTTTTATATTAGGCATTAACCGATGCCCTGCGGACGACTATACGCCGTGATATTGTAGCGTTGCAAATGTACGAAAAAATCCGCAATCTCTTGTCAAGAAATCAGATTTTAACACGAATTTAACTATTTCTTCTTATTTTGGAAGGTCGCCTGACCATTTTTGAAGATAATGCAGTCCTCGCAGCATCGAGGCATTGATAGAGGAATGTAGTAGTGGACCACATTATTTTCTGTATCAATTTCGTCCTGCTTAATCTTAGAGTAGTCGGCTATCATGGCAGTCGTCTTTTGCCACTCTGGAGAGCCAAACTTCTGCTTGCGCTGAGCGATAACGAGGTTTCTCAGAATCTCTTCCTTCGAGGTAGCCTTGATGAGTTCCTCTTGGGTGAGTTCGTCGCTATTCTCGTTCTTCGCTTTCTTGCCCTGCACCTCTGCGATTCTCTTCTGAACAGACTCTAAAGACTCTAGCTTGTTCATCTCCCGTTCCAGAACGTCTTTTGTCCAGTTGAATCCTTCTCCCTGGAAGGAAATCGCCCAACAATCCCTCATTGGCATACCTGAGCCACGGAGACTTGCATAGATGTAATAGCGAGGGTCTTTCATCTTGAGAGCCTTCGCCTTCTTGTATGTATCGACGGATAACGTGTATCCTTTTGTTTCTTCAATCATAATCTTGATATTTAAAAGTTCAACGTTTGCTGCCTGCGGTGTTCTCTCCATACATTGATAGACTTGCCGTATATCCAATAGTCGAACACTTCTTCCGACGACAATCCTTCGTCTATCATCCTTCCGCTAGCCTGGATATCCTTGATGGCCTTAATCCAACTATTATAGATATGCGGATAGCGTTTGCAGTCGGCGAGTTTCTGCTTATAGTTGTGCATAGGGCAGCACAGGCAGCCAATCCTATAGTAGCCCTCGTCGTACAGCTTGCAATGCTTAATACCGAGTGTGTTCAAGAATAGCCATACATCATCATCTGTCCACTCTATGATTGGAGAGATTAAGAGCGATTCGTAGCCTCTGATGCAGCCGATGGTACGCTCATCACTGGCATTGGTGATGTTAATCTCGTGGATGCCCCACCGGGTTGGACGGCCACGCTTCTGACTGTTCCTTTTATCACGGAACTCGTCAAGACCTTCAAGAGAGCCGCTGTACTTATGGTTGGTAATCTCGACCTCACTCCTACCCGAACGCTGTCTGCTTTCTGCGTGACGGATTCCGATGAGGACAACATTGCCTGCGCCGATACCTTCTTTATAGACTCGACAGCACCATCGTATCAGTCTTGTCGGAAGCATGCCTTCCTTACGGGCCTGGTTATAGATGCTGATTTTCGGCTTTATCATATCTACGTCCGGATAGTGCTTGCGGCAGAACTTGATTACTTCTGGTGGATCGACGGACGTAAGCCCCATGTGAGACTTGAACTTCACGCCTGCAATCTTGGCAATGTGATAAAGACACTGACTATCCTTGCCTGAACTGAACGATAGATAGAAGCCTTCGTTAGGCGAGTATGCCAGTGCAAGCTTCTCCGCCTTTCTCAGCAGCTCTACAGAGTGCTTTATCTTCTCCTGGAAGTCTTTCTGGAACTTCGGAAGAATCTCTTCTAAAGTAAAATTTAATTCAGAATTTATCATATCATTTCTTTTTACTATCTTTGAATACAAATAAAGTGTAACAACAACACGAAACGTGGAACGGTGGATATGGGTCTTTGAAAGAATGGATACCGGCATCAGCTTCGCTTTGACAGATAACGCAAGGGTAACTGCTCCCTCTCTTGACGTAGAACCCGATAGCCTTGTTCTCCTGCCCATACTCCTGCTCTGCCTGTCCCCACGCCAAAGCAATCACCTGAGAAGCATTTCTTACGATATTCTGATAGGCATTTCTGTAATATCCTTTTCCGTAAGAAGGAACATCGATGTTGATATCCTTTCTCTTCGCCTTGGTGATGACTGATGTGTGATATGGGTCTTTATAGCCTGTGCGGATGGAAGACAGGAGCTGCTGGTCTGAATATCCCATCAAGGTTCCTGCCTTGATCATCCTCACAATATCTTCCGCAAAGTTTCCGAGATAGACAGCGTTTCTTTCAGATGTCGTCTTTCCGTAGATGTCGCTGACGAGAAATGATTCTATATTCTCGCTGTCAATCCCGAGAATCTTGCACGAAGCCTTGGAGTAAGCAGAGATGTAGCTATTGATACTCTCCTCGGCCTCAGCAGTAACATTCTTGGCGTAAGAGAGCAGGGCTGACTCGTCTGTGAGCCTGCCCGCACCTCTGTATCGCTTACTTGCGGTAATTATTTTCTGTGTCGATTTCCAGAGAATATCTGCAACTTTTGACTCGCAGTTTCGGATTGCCTGCAAGCGCTTTCTGCTGTAATCGACAGAACGTTTTAACTCATCCATATGCTATTAATTCTTCTTGTTGAATTCGTCCCAATGTGACTCCCCTAACCTGTTGCCGTTGGAATCGGTGTTAAATTTATTGGGGCGCCCACGCTTTCTTCCGTTACCGGTATTTACTGTGGCTGAGTATCCGTTAATCTGAGCTGTAGCTTTCTGCTCCTCGATTGCATTCTCTGTTTCGTTATCCGCACGCTGAATATCCATAAGAAGGTCTTGCTGGTCCTCCTCTTTCTTCTCTCGCATGATACGCTCATATTCAGCTGTCTTAGGGAAGTCAGGGCAGCGTTCAGAAGCCGTCTGCTTAGAGAGAAATCCGTTCTGAACCGCAGTGGCAATATTTGTAATTTGTTCTGTTTTATTACTATGAACATACGGACTTATCCACGCGTTGATTGGAAGCCCAGACATTGTAGCGACGCAGTTTTCATCAGTACCGATGCCGAACTGACAGATGCGGAGAATCTTATCCAGGAATGGCTGTAACTCCTGTGCGTCGTTCATTGCAACCTCCAGTGCAGGAGAATAGAGAAGCTTGATGGCTACACCTGGGAGGTCACCGGACTTCAACTCAGGTGGCTTCACGGTGAATGACAGCTCATAGATGAGGTCATACGACTTGTTGAGCTGTGTAGCGAAGGCATCAGAGGCATCCGTTCCATTCAAGAATTCAGCCTTGCCGTTAGTGTCCGTAATCATGATTGTCTTCGCAGAGCCGGTCATATCGTCGCCGGTTATAGAAATATCCTCACCATCGCCAGTGAGCGTAAGGATTGGGAAAGCGTACGCCTTATTATTCTCGCAGAGATATGAGAATGCCTCCTCGTAGTCCTCGATGTTCTTCTGAACCATAAACCAGCAAGGTCCGTTTTCGTTACGTGCATAAGCTACCGGTACGAATTGGAAGCCGTGGTCCTTCTCTTCAATTAGGGTGTAGTCATCAATTCCGAAAATCCTTGCAATCTTCGTCATTACCTCTTTCACCTTTCCAGACTTGGCAGCCTTCTTGAAACGGTAGAACTTCCGGTTATCCCAAGCCTCGACATATTCGGTCTTCTCGTTGCCCTCATCGTCGTAGTCGTAGTACTTCCTGGCAAAGCACAAAAGGTCGCCAGTGAGTGAATCGACGTGAGGGTACAGGATATCTCCTCGATCATAAGAGAGTGTTCGTGTGCAGAATTTCTTCTTTTCATCGAAGAAGCCGACGATTGCACATTCTGCAACCTTCAGATATGCACTTACGGCTTCAAAGAAGCGAATCTCCATATCGTGCATAAGCCAGCCCTTCTTGAATACATCGAGGGTCTTCTGATTCTCCTCTACCTTCTTCTCGTTCTCGTAGTCATCACCATCAGCAAGCTCGAACTGAACATCGTTGCCGGTTAAGTGCAGCAGATGCTTCGTGTGGATGAGCTGCTGGAACGCAAAGGCTGTACGCTGAATCTTCTGGCAGTACCACCTGTTATTCTCAGGGTTCAGCTTCCAGATGTCCGGGTATTCCTTCTCGTCCATTATTCTGTGTGCAGATGGATAGTACTCACGCAAGAAGTCTGCCTGCGTCTTGATGCGGCGATACATGGTATCGTCTGGCATCGTTCCGTCGTAATAGTCGGGAACGACATCGCTTACAGTCGAGTGCTTCATGTACCCAGCAGGAGTAAGCTCGTAGAATGGTTTCCTTACGAGCAGCTCCCTTACATTATTTACCTTGATAGCATCCATAATCCTTTTACCTTTTTATTTTTCTTTTTTGTTAAACTGAATATCATTACATAGAACCAAGATTCAAAGAAGTCAGGCGAGTGCCCGACATATTTCTTGGCAATCTTCTTAGGTAATAGCTTGAATCCCCTATCATCGCTATTCTCGTCACGTCTGAGCATCTTACGCTCCTTCTGAAGAATCTGTCTGAGAGGGACCTTGTCAAATCCGTTTCCTGAATACTTTCTTTCGAGTAGGGACGAGTCGATGGAAATCTGCTTCTCCTTTATCATCTTATAGAATAACCAAGCACACTGAGACTTCAAATCCTTATAGAGGTATTTGATTCCTTCTTCTTCCTGATGATTCCTAGTGATAGGTGCTGCCTGGTTGTTAAATGGGACGGCATCCTTGAAGAATCCCTTAAAGTACTGACCGATACCCTGCATATCGTAAGTGAAGTTACATTCCTCGACACCCCACTCTCTCAGCTTGGCCTCAACTACCGAAACGAGTGTCTTAGGGTCCAGCCTCAGAACAACCAAGTCTTTACAATGCCATCCTTCCCAAAGCCACATTACGAAGTTATCGCCTCCGGTGAATGCGATATCGGCAGAGGCTCTACGTTTTCCGTCTCCGATTTGTTCCGCATTGTCGTAGATTTCATCAAGGTCTTCCATCTTGATCATGTCATCTCCGGCAGCTTTCCAGTTCCAGTTAGCTTCCAGGTCTCGCATACGCTGTTCCTCATCCTGTTGGGCAAGGTTGGCGAGATATGAGGCATCGGTAGAGATAAGCTTAATGTTCTCTGATACGTCAGCGCGAACGAATGTTGCCGACTTGATGAACATTTCGAGCTTTGTATAACCAAGTTCCTCATAGCTATCCTTCCAAAGGCTATCGATAATGCCCTTGCACTGTTCGTATACCTCTTCTCTTGTGTTACCCCAGTAGATAGAGTCCGGTGTATCACCATCCATGAAGCAGTAGCGGATAACTCCATCTCGCTCCGGTATAATGTATCCATTCTCGTCAACCCACCAGTCGATGAACTTTCGCACCCATGATTCCGGGTCAGGGTTACAGGTAATCCAGAATCGGTTTCGTATGTGAGCTGCGTTTCGGTTGTTAGTCAAGAGGTACTTGAACTTCTTGTATGGACACTGAGTACCCTCATCGATGCAGACATAGGCATACTGGCGCCCCTGGAATCGTGTCTTGAAATCCTGATAGGCTCCTGCGTAGTACGAGAATTTGAGCCATCCTCCGTTGTCGAAGTTCCAGGTCATATCGTTCTGTGACTTATTGTAAGTTCCGAATTGGGAGAACAATTTGTAAGAGTCTGTCACTAAGGACTGCAAGTCGTCTTTTTCGTTACGAAGAATTGTTGCATGGAAATCTGGATTTTTGATATCCTTCAGAACTTCCATAAGGGAAGAGAAGGACTTGGAGTTGTGAGTGACGATAAAGTCCTCGACAACGAATAGTGAGTCCGGATTCTCAACGGCGATGCAACAGCAGTTTCGCTTGCCGACCGGTTTACAGCTGACAATCCTCCTCTCTAATTCCTTCTTTCTGTAATCGAATCGAACCTCCCATTTCTTGTTTGACTTCCTTTTTACGTAGCAAACAGAACCGAGACTATCAACCAGATACTTGAAATCGAATGCTTTCTTTCTTGTCTTGAAAGTCTTCTTCCAGTATTTTCCGGAAAATCTACCCGATGTTTCGATGATACGTCTTAAAGACACAGTTCTCTCAGCGACAGAGGCTAGGCCGAACTTTTCATCAAACTCTACAGGTTTTACGCAGGGAATAGTGATGTCGTAGCCTTCGTTGATGTAACTAGCTATCTCACAGGCTAGATGCGGCATAAGCCTTCTGTCACCATCGATAGACACATTCCATATATGGTCATCCGAGCATATTACACTTGATCCGTCTGATAGCTCAATTTCATAGCAATCTCTATCCGGATAATCAATTCGGCCTAATACCCTGTGCCCCTTACCGTCATGTCCTATTACGGCGTCACCATATTTAAGATTCTTGATTTTAATGAACCCTCTAGTAGTCAACACTCTAGTGTCTTCATCCAGTGGGCCACCTCGCGAGCCGCCAACTATCTTAATATCAGCGTCTATAGACAGCATGCGTTCCTGACCGCCACGCTGAGCTATAATCTTCAGCTTGTCGGGATGCTTCTTGTCGGCGTCTCTTAATGATTGGATATACTCTTGAGTGTAAATAGGCTCTCCGTTATCCAATTTTAATCCTGAAAATACATCTTTCTGCATAAATATACATTTAGTACTGCAAAAATATACAATTTTTCTTTGATAATTGCATATTTATTCATATATTTGCAAAATAAAAGGTATATTTATACGTTTTCGAGGTGGAGGGACCACTTTCGGGATAACATTTTTAATCAAAAAGCAACATGACAAGAGAGGAACTCTTAGCATTAGTGAACAAGGAGGTTGATACCACCAAGTTCAAAGAACTTAGCCAAAAGACCATCAATGAGGAACTTGATGATGTTTTGGAAGATTTCGGTGATGACGAGGAAGCAAATTCCAAGTTGGTTACCAAGTTAGCAAACCGTCTGAAGCGTATCAACGGCAACTTACACAAGAATATCTCTGACGAGGTAAAGAAGAGCAAGGAGGAGGCTGAACGCAAGAAGAAGGAAGAGGAAGAGGAGCGTAAGCGCAAGGAGGATGAAAAGGGTGACGATCCTGACGACAAATACTCCAAGCTGCTTGAGAAACTTGAAGCTCTCGAAAAGGCTAACGCAGAAAGAGACAAGAAGGCTGCAAGGAAGGCAACCATCGAGTCTGTAAAGGCAGGTTTGAAGGATAAGTTCGACAAGGCAAACCTTGAAATGAAGAACTACTTCCTCAATGCTGCAATCGCAAAGCTGGAGATTCCGGACGAAGATGCCGACATCGACGACCTGGTTTCTAAGGCTGAAAAAATCTACACCGCAGAGTACAAGGAAGCTACTGGTGAAAACGGTATTCCTGCAAAGGGACAGCGGACATCTGGTGGCGGAAGCTCTACTGACGACGACAAGTTCATGGATGAGGTTGCCGAGCGTCGCAAGAAGAGATACGGCGGCGGTGGAGACAAGAAGTAATTTCAGGATAACAATTTTAAAAAGGTAAAAAGATTATGGACAACACTTCTATTTCCTACATGGAACAGATGGGTACTCGTGGCATGCTGAACCACGGTGCGACCATCATTCAGACAGAAGGTAAGGTCGGCGGAACCCGATATGTGTTTGCCGGTCTTGAGGCGCTTATCAAGAATGCCTTCGTTCACCCACCTATTGGTGGTAAGCTTGTCAACTCATTCAAGGGCCCGGCTAAGATTTATGCCGGCGACTTGATTGAGCACGACCTCGGCTTTACAGCTGGCAACGAGGGTCCTGGTGCTACCATCAAGATTCTGAAAGCTTACGGCGTGGCAAAGGCTACTGCTGCGGCTACAGACACAGACATCTACATCGTTCGTAACGGCTTCGTTCACATTCCGTTCCCTGGCGATACCATCATGATCGGCCAGAAGGACTTTAAGACAAAAGCAAAGGGTGTGACTATTTCTGCCGTTGAGGCTACGACTGACGACACCGCAGGTGATGTTTGGAAGGTTACTCTTTCTGCCGCTCTCGGCACATTGAAGGTAGGTGACGTATTGGTTGAGGCTGCAAGTGCAGGCGAATCCGTATTGCCTATGGTGACCAACCCTAACTGCTTCGCTCCGAGCGACAACGATTTCCCTTATTTCGATGCCGGCGGCGACAAGTATCACAAGCCTCGTACAAACGTCAACTTCTGTATGTTGAATCCAGACTGCGTTATGTGGCTTGACCGCATGGGTCCTGTTCCTCCTGCCGTTAAGGCGATGAACAAGTCACTCTACCCAGAGTTCTGGCACATTTAACCTATTGTCTAACGTAAAAAGATTGATTCAGGATTATGGCAAAAATTGATATTGGTGTCGAGCAGCTTGCGAAGTTCTTCACTGGTAAGGGTAACAATACTTACCTTCAGAAGTTCGTCAATCGTGACGGCGTATTGCGCTGTAACAACGGCTGGTATCTGACACAGGGTGACATTGATCCCAACCTCACCCCTACATCTAATAATGGCGACGCAACCTTCAAGGTTCGTCTTCGCACTTTGAACCCTGCAACCTTGATGAACCTCCGTGCCCCTCTCGGCGAGGGCTATCAGAACGACCACGAGGGTATTGAGTGGTATACCGCTTCAATCCCAGACTTCGCTGCTGACGGCTTCCGTGAGACTGCGACAGAGCGTTACCACAAGATGAAGCTTCTCCAGGATGAGTTCGGCAACGATGCAGACCTGGTTGATGCTTATCTCGACAAGGTTCAGGTATTGTATGACTCTCTTGACATGACTATGACCTACATGTCAGCACAGTTGAGTTCTAAGGGTGTCATCGACTACGACAAGATCGGTCGCGGTATCCAGGAGCCTCTGTATGACGCAAAGGTTCCGGCCGAGAACTTCAAGAAGGCAGGTAAGCTTGCTTGGAACGACGAGAACTGCGACCTGCTCGAACAGATGCGTAAGTTTGAGGAGGATTGGCGCAACAGTCATATTGAGTACCGCAGTGTACCTCTCGTATGGCAGATGACCAAGAACGACTACAACAACGTCTTCTTGAAGAACAAGCAGATTGCCGAGCTGTACAAGAGCTGGGCGAACGCTAACTTTGTGGCAGTATTGCAGAACTACGGTCCGAACAACGCAATGTTCCTGAAGTCTGTTGTTGACCTCAATGGTCTTTCTCCTATCGAGATTGTCGATGAGGTTGAGCACAACAAGCGCTTCGACGGAACAGTTACCGAGATTCGTGGTTGGGCAGACGGAACAGTCGTTCTTCGCCCTGCTGGTAAGCCATTGCGTTTCATGCGTAAGGAGATTCTCGACAAGCGAATCTTCGATACTCTCGGCAATAAGCTAGTGGATGTAGCTTGGGCACAGACAAACAACGGTCTCGGTCTGCTCCGTAACATGGTTACCGCAAACGGTATGTTCCAGGAGTTCAAGACAGACTTGTTCCTCGCTTCTGTTCCTGCTATGCTCGATGCTCCTTACCGTTGGATTATCAACATTACCCAGAAGGGTTAGTTCTTTAACGTAACTAGATTGTATGACTATGGATTCGGAGATGAACATTTACACTGTGAACGACTACCTTATTAATAAGGTGAAGTTCGAGATGCCGATGAAGGCTCTGCTGGGCATCATGCACGACAGGGAGCTCGAAAATGGCATTGACCTCGAAGCCTGCGACAAGGACAAGGTTAGGCTTGCCTATGCCGACATGCTGAAATGGTTTATTCTTGGTCCGAGCAAGGTGAACAACACCTCCGATTCCGATAACGGATGGACTCATTCGGGAGGTGGCTATGACATGTCGGACAACGACAGGAGCGAGATGAAGGCAGAGGCTAACGCTATCTATGCGGAGCTGGAGCCTGATTCGATGCTCAAGAAGAAATCCACCTTCCGGGTGACCTCCCACGGAGTAAAGAGGGCGAATTATTCTCCTTGGGGAGAACCTCTCCCTCACATCATCAAATAAGGCGTATGGAAAAGGAAAACATCAGAAACCCAAGATATCCTCACATCGTCAAGATCGTGAGGAAGGTCGTCGGAAAAGCCGACCCTGATGACCCGTTTGCCGATGATGATGCTCCGGTTGGTGAGGACAAGGAAATCATTCTCTATTATGGCGAAGGCCGCAGCTACACCGATACCACTACAGAGGGAGACAAGAATGTCGACCAGAACAAGAGGAAGGCATCGATTCCGGTCAGATATGACGAATGGGATGCTGACAGATGTCCTCTTGACGGCGACACCATCTACTCCACTGTCGGCAACAACACCGAGGTAGGTATGGTTAAGGACTGCGAGCCGGATAATAACAGGACTGTTGTGTATTGGAATTTGACAAGGGTTTAGATTATGACAAGTTTATCAGGTCAGTTTTTACAGGTCGAGAAGAAAATCCGTCAGATGGCTGTAGCAAAGATGCAGCAGAAGATGGACCATGCGGCTGAAATGACAATGAAGGCTGCCGACAAGTCTCGCAACTATGATGACGTAACCGGTAACTTGTACAAGTCAACCGCCATCGGTACATATTACAACGGCTCATTGCAGTCAATTCATTATGCTCCTGGTCCAGAGCCAACCCGAGTAACCCTTGCTGCTGGAGAGAGATACAACCTCGAAAAGTATTATCGCAGTTCGTTCTCCTTCAAAGACAGCGGACGGAGACCTTTCAAGGGTGAATATGGAGAAGGTGGCGAATATGGTCCGAACGCTGCGTGGGATGAACTTGTTTCAAGGGAACACAACAAAGGAAAGTACGATGCTACATGGCAGATGCTTCTAGTTGCCGGCGTGGATTACGCTAAGTTTGTCGAGGTAAAGAGAGGTCACGACGTAATTACCTCTCTCAGAGAATATTTGGTTAGATACTTTAGATCGATGTAAGATATGGTTAGTATTAAGACTCTATATTTCGATGTCGGTAATGCAATGAAGGGGATTTGCGACAAGCTCTACTCCCGGAGCCGACCAAAAGCAGTTGATACGAAAATCAACAGCTACATCGTGGTATACTTTCCATCTAGTATCTACAATAACGAGATGAACTCAAGTGGAGTTTACAATGATTTCACCACTATAGCTCAAATCGAATTGTATGTACGCGATAAGAATTCGGCAAGCAACCCGCACACGCTTGATGTATCTAGCGTTGACGAGAAAGTCCAGGAGATTATGGACAGATTTCCAATCTCCACAAAAAATCTCATTGTTTCAAATCCTCGTATAACACTACAGACAGACGACGGGGCAGGTTTTTCCGTGACGATCATACAAGGAAGGTTACGTACTAAATAAGTATTCAGGTATAACAATTTAAAATATTTTAGATTATGGCTATGACAACTATTGACAAGATGAAGGACATTTTCAATGGTCCTAAAACTCTGCTCTACTCAAAGGCTATTACCGATTTGAACAATGCTACAGTTGACATCACCCCAGATGTTGAGCTTCCGGTTACCGTTGACTCGCTGAAGGCGACTATGGATGACCCAACCATCAACCACTACAAGGTTATCGGTCTTGCAGGCGACTGGGCAACTACAGCAGAGCTCGGCGACTTCAATGTAGAGTTCGTTGTTCCTTCGAAGGCAAAGGACCTGCTGAAAATTATGTTCGGCGAGGATGCAATCACAGAGCTAACCAAGGTTACACTGAAGGGTACAGGTGACGCCACCCTCGACGCTTCTACCGGCTTTACAGGTATCGCTGTTGAGCCTAAGAAGTTCAAGATCAAGGGTACTATCGTTATCGTTGACGATGAGAAGGAAAACCTCATGGTTATCACCAACATCGCTCTCTACGCTACCTTGCAGTGGGATAACTCTGGTACTGAGCCTGTTGCGTTCAAGTTCTCTGGTTCTATAGAGGGTGCAGGTAAGCGTAGCATCGCTTGGCTTACTAAGGCTCCAGCTGGTGTGGAACCAGGCATTGGCGGTTAATCAAGAGAAAAAAGCTTCTTTAGGTAATTATATTCAGGATAACAAACCGTAGGGCGGCAGGCTAATCAACAGCCGTGCCGCCCTACTTCATTTAATAGCATACAATCATGGCAGAAGAAAAGAAAATAGAGCAGCCTTCGGTGGATTTGCAGGAGTTGCTAGACAGCGTGCTGCACGACGAGCCTACCGAGTTCGTGTTCCGTGGCAAGAAGCACAAGCTCGGTTGGCTTCGCAAGGGAACCATGAGCAAGTGTTCCCACATCAGGGCAAAGGAGAATAATGAATGGAAACGCAACGTCAAGATTTGTGTCTGCATTCTCCTCAACAACATCTGGAAGATTCGATTCCTGTATTGGATCTACTGGCGCTGGCTCTACTACATCAAGGATGTGGACGTGGCCGAGGTGCTGAGGGTCCTCGATGTTTCTAAAAAAAAAATTCCATCGAACGCATTCTCACTGGCTACCATATTAGCGACCGGGATGACGGACGTGATGATGACGATGACGAGGAGCGAAGTAGAAGCTATCCAAGCAGAACAAGCTGGGGAGCAGCCTTCTCACTAGCGGAGAAGTTCGGTTTCCTCTTTCAGCGCAAGTACTTTATCGCGGCCTACGACTACTGGTGGGGCTATTCATCGGCACAGATTGACCTTATGGTTGCTGACCAGCCTCTTGTCGTCTATCCTAAGACGAAGAAGGAAGGTGGTCCGAAGAAGCACACCAAGAAGGAGATGGATGACCTCTACGACAGGTGGATGGAGAAAAAGAAGAAAGAAGGAAGTCTTGTCGGCGAGAAAATAAATCTTGCTGATTACTTAAACAATAAACTCTAATTTTAAAATATTCAGGATATGGCAGGTGGAAATTTAGGTGACTTGTGGTTTGACTTAAACATTAAAGACAGCAATGTTAGGTCAAAACTGAAAGAAATTTCAGAAGCACTTTCGGAGTTGGATCTAAAAACTGAGTCCGGAAGAAAGTCTGCTGAGAAGTTATTTAAGAACTTTAATAGAGAGAATAGCAAAGAAATCGCTGAGGATTTTAAAAATATAGCGGCTCAAATGGGCATTCAGGCTCAGGAAACTGCAAATCTCAGCAAAAGGCTGAAGGAGTTATCGGAACTAAAAGCAGACATTCTTCGTAGAGACAAGGAACAATCCGAGCACGGTAACTTTGTCGCGATGAAAAATGAAGCGCAGGCTGCCCTTGATTTAACAAATAGATACAATGAACTTGCCAAGTTAAAAGAAGATATCTTAAGACGCGACAAGGAAATGGAGGCTCAGGGAGCATTCGTGACGCTTGTTAACGAATCAAAACAGGCGCAGGAGCTTAATGAGCGTTACAGGGAAATGCAGCAACTGAAATCCGCAATTTTGGAACGAGACAGACAGTCAACCGAGCATGGTAACTTTGTCGCGATGAAAAATGAAGCGCAGGCTGCACAAGAGCTAGCTGCCAGGGAAAGAGAACTCTCTGACTTGCGAAATGCTATCGTACGCCGTAATGATGAAATGATCGCTGCCGAAAATAGGTTAAGAGAAGCGACTGAGCGAACTAACCAGGCTAGAAGAGAAGCAATTTCAGTATCTCGAAAACAAGCAGAATCCCTCGTTCGTGATAGAGTTAAGGAACTTGAAGCACAAAGAATGCAACTGCAATGGTTGTTTGGTAGCGGAAAGAATACATTATCTACAGAAGATTTGGCTCGTATAAGGGCTGCTTTTTCGCAAATAACAAGCGAGCTTAATACTCTTCGAGGAGCTATGGCTAATCTTAGTGGGTATTCTATAAGAGATTTATTCTCAATGGGACGAGGAACAAGCGACTATTCCCCTCTTATTAGAAGTATGGAATCCGCTATTAGCCAAAAACAAAAGGCTGTAGATCTAGAGAGGAAACACCAGCAGGAAATAGCGCAAACAGGCGCAAGGATACAATCCGACTTAGTTCGCGGATTAGAGAAGGCTAATAGCCATGCGGGAAAGCTGAATTCAACCGTACAGGATTTGAAGTCGCTTTTCTTGCAGGGAGGTCTTGTGTTCGGTGCTCAGCAGTTCGCTATGAGCATCATTACTACTGGTGGTGAGATGGAGAAGCAACATATTGCCCTCCAGTCCATCCTTGGTGATATGCAGAATGCGAACACAATGTTCAATCAGATTAAGGAACTCGCTCTTAATTCGCCATTTACATTCTCTGAATTGAACCGAGACGTTAAGCAGTTGGCTGCGTATGGAGTTGAGTACGACCAGCTCTATGACACAACCAAGAGGCTTGCGGATATGTCTTCCGGTCTTGGTGTTAGCTTCGATCGTATCGCATTGGCATTTGGTCAGGTTCAGGCTCGTGGCTGGCTCGATGGTAAGGAACTCCGCCAGATTGCTTATGCAGGTATTCCTCTGCTTGAAAAGTTATCTGAGTTCTACTCTAAGCAAGAGGGTCGAAATGTCTCTACATCAGAGATTAAGACTCGTATATCAAGCAGAGACGTAAGTTTTGATGATGTGAAGTCTATCTTCTGGCAGATGACTGATGCAGGTGGTCAGTTCTATAATATGCAGCAGGTTCTGAGTGAAACTCTGCTCGGACGCTACAATAAACTGAAAGATGCCTGGGAAATCATGCTTGCCGACTTTGCTAACGGCAAGAATATTATAGGTGGAACTTTCAAGGGTATTCTTGATGTTGTCACCAATCTCGTGCAGCAGATTCACATCTTGGGTCCTGCTATGGTTGCGGCATTTGCAGGTCCAGCCCTTATGCGTGGAGTTAAGATCCTGGAAGGCGGCATTGGAAAGAGAATACTGAACTCAAAGGGGAATATTGCGAAAGAAGCAGAACTTAAGCTCTTGCGTGGCGAGAATATAACTCCTGTAGAGAAAAAGATTCTTCAGTACAAAAATCAGATTCGGATTCAGGATATTCAGGCACTCGCGAAGGCGAATGCGATAACAAAAGCCGAGCTCAGGCGATTGTATGTTACCGGTCAGATAACCAAGGAGATGTACAAGCAAGGTATGGCTCTCACCAAACAGGAGGGTCAGGTAAACAGAATCTCCCTTGGTGGAGTTCTGAAGGGATTGGCTAGCCCTAGTAAATGGGGAGCAGCAGGAGGTTTGCTTCTCGGAGGCTTGAAGTCCGGATTCAGTTCTATCATCGGTTTTCTTGGTGGTCTTCCAGGAATAGCTATATCTGCCGGATCTGCAATCTTTGCATACTACTGGGAGAAGCATCAGCAGTTGAAACAGGATATGGAGACTACGGCTGACGAACTGAAAGACAGGTACACTCAGATTGGCGAGTTCCTTCGCGATAACGATGCAGATAAAGCCATTAAGGACGGCGATGAGAAAGAGATAGAAAACCTCATTGACGCATATAAGGAAAAGCTTAAGGAGATTGCTCCTGAAAAGGAGAATGCTTTCACGATGAGCCTTCTCGAAAAGAAATCGAATGAGGATAGACTTAAGTATCTCAAAGAACAGCTCATCCTTCTCAAACAGGTTGAGGAGAGCACTCAGAAATCTCTTTCTAACGAGGATACCTATAAGGGATTCGACGAGAAACTGTCTTCTGCAAAGGAAATAGCAGAAGCATTCTCTTCAGCATCCGCAAAGGCGAATATGATTAATGCCACCCAATCCGACTTCGCTAGCTTCAACTCCTGGGAGGAAAAGTATAAGAATGAGGTGAAAGCCATGCGCGATTATCTCATTGATGAGCTTGGAGATATTAGCAACAGCCCGAAGTTGCAGGGTAAGGCTAACCAGATTCTTTCGTCATTCTTTGCAAAGCAGGGATGGAACCAGGATGTTTCTGATCAGTTCCGTGCTGACGTTCTTAATGCGATGGGTGTTGAAACTGGCTTCTACGAGAACAAATTCAAGGATGCTCTCGATAACGCAGTAAACACTTCGTTTCCCTGGATTGGTGACAAGATTCGCAACAACCAGGAATTGACAGATGCAGAGAAGGTACAGGTTTCAAACATGATGAAGGATGCTGCGGCTCAGGTTCAGAAAGACTATCCTTTTGCATCAGACGCATTGAAGCGAATGCTTGCGGCTGATAGATTCGAGGCTGTCATTCATCTCGTATTCAGGAACGATGACTCGGATCTCACTCAGCAGCTCGAAAAGAATCTCAAGGGTAGTGGTTACGACTACCATGAGAAGAACAAGTACGTCAAGAGTTGGGGAAAGGATGCCGGAGACGACTACGATAAAGCAAAGAGCAACGCAGAGTCGGATATTACTGCTGCAAAAAAGGAACTCAACACCAGAAAGGATATGCTTGCGCTGGGCAAACTTTCTCTCGATAAGTTTACACAGAAGCAGAAGGAGCACGAACTTAAGATGCAGGCTTATCATGATAACTGGGGCGAATGGTTTACTGGTGACGACAAGAAGAAAAACAAGAAAACCGGTGGCCGTAGGTCAACAGGCGCGCAGACAGATAAGGCTCTTGAAGATTTGAGGAAGCGCATCGACTTATACAAGAAGATGTATGCTGAAATCAAGAAGTTTAAGGAGCTTTATGGAGAAGGTGCTCTTGGTCAGCTTGCTAATGACGGAGAGTTTGAGGCTATATTTAATGATAAAAAGAGATTCCCTATCTCCGACTACACCAATTATGAGACCTCTATTAAAGAACTCTTGAAGACTCTCCCGGCCTCAACAAGGGAGAGATTGGACTATGCTGCAAACGAGAAGGCTGGCATTCAAACTGAAAACCGAAAACTTCTCGAAGACCAGCGCAGAGACGAACTGAATGTACTCAATAAGCAACTTGATACTATATCTGAGCAGTATGAGACATACAAGAAGATATATGAGCTGACAGGAAACAAGAAGGGTTCAGAAAACATAGCTTTCGGAGGAACTGTCCAGTTTGATACATACAAGAGGTTCCTGGAGGAGCAGCTCGATATTGCGGTAAAGCACGACAACGTTCAGTCCGGCCTTAACTTGACTACGGACGAGGTTAAGGGAATGAGTCTTGAAAATGTCAAGGATAAATATGGCGATGAGACTCGTGTTTACGATATCCGCAAGAAACTGGAAGACGAGAACAACAAGATCAAGAAGGAGACCATCGACCTGATGACTAGTCTTATTGAAAAGAATGCAACCATCGCCCAACAGATTGAGGATGAAAACCGTAAATACGAGAGACAGCTTGAACTCATCAAGGGTATCGAAGACCCACAGATGAGAGACAGAGCCAAGGCAGGAGCCACAAAGACTCACAACGAGAATGTGGCAAAGCTTCAGTTCGATCAGTTCAAGCAGGAGTCTGACTGGATTGCTATCTTTGATGACCTTGACAGGGTGGCTTCCGCTACAATAGACTCAATGATTGAGAAGATTGACCAGTTCTCAATGACTACCGGTTTGTCTGTAGAATCTATCAAACAGTTGAGGGACGCTTTGGATAAGCTCAGAAATGAGCAGATTAGCAGAAACCCGTTCGGCTTCATCTTCGGAGGGGTGAATCGCGGTAAGGCTATCGGAAAGTTCATAAATGAGCGTCTTGGCGGTATGGACGATACTGCGAAGATATTCATCAGCAAGGAGGATGCTTCGAGACTTGGAATAGCTGGCGGCGTAAGAACCAAGGCGAGTCTGAAGAATGATCAGCAGTCAGCATACGCAGACTCGTCTAAGGCCTTCTCTGAACTTGCGACGAAGATGCAGGCGCTCAGCACGGTTCTTGACCCGGTAATCAATCTATTCAAGGCTATGGGCAAGGAGGATTCAATCCTTGGTCAAATTGTAGGTGGAGCATCAGGCGCATTCTCTTCGGCAGCAAATACAGCCGGGGCTTTTGATACCCTCGGCAAAATGGAGGGTCTCGAGTTCCTCAAAGGTGCTGGTCCATACGCAGCAGCCGCTTCAGCAGCGTTGAGCATTGGCGGCTCGCTCATCAAGGCGTTCGGTGCAGACTACAGCAGCTACAACAAGGCGAAGGCTGAGTACGACAACCTGACCTCAATTTGGGATTCTCTCATCTCCAAGAAGACTGAGTACATGAACATTCATTGGGGTACAGAGGCCACAGAGGCATCCAAGGAAGCTCAGGAAATGCTTAAGGCGGAGATTGAGCAGACCAAGGTTATCGCCCAGAAGAGGCTCAATTCTGGTGCTTCTGCCGGATCTCATTCTATTTGGTATCGAATGTGGAAGGGTTCGTACAAGTACAATGGTCAGAATTGGCGTGATGTAGCAGGAGAAATTTCTTCGAAGTACGGAGTTAAGTTCAATGGCATGGAGGATATGCTCAATATGGACGCCGATACTCTTTCAAAGATAAAAAAGGATTATACCGGTCTTTGGGCTAGTATGGACTCTGAGTTCAGGGATTACCTGGAAAAGCTCATTCAGTACGGAGAGAAGGCTGATGACATGATTGAGGCTCTTACAGAGAAGCTTACCGGCAACAAGTTCTCCGACCTAGTGTATTCTTGGGGAGATGCTATGGCTACGATGGCAAACACGTCAGACAATCTCGTTGACCATTTCGAGGAAAATCTGAAGAAGACCATCTTGAACTCAATGATTGAGGATTTGTACGGAGACCAGATAAAGGCTATATTGGCGAAGGCAAAGAAGTTCGGAGATTCAAAGGAGTCTGAAGACTGGTATGTGGATGGAAAATATATGGGACCATACACACCCCAGGAAAATGCAGAGATTAAATCGGATGTAGAGAAAGTTGCAGAACAAGTCGAAGCAACTAGGGACTTTTTTAAGAATGAGTATGGCTGGTCCGACAACAGCAGCTCTTCATCAAGGAACTCGGTCAAGAGTATCACTGAAGAGACTGGTGATCTGCTTTGCAGCTACGTAAACGACATACGTCTCAATGTTTCTGTTGATAGGGAAAACATAAAGTTGATATCTGATGCTGTGAAATCGGTTCCAGAGCTTAATGTGATTGCGAGATCACAACTAACTGCCATGAATCAGCTTGTTTCTCTTGCAGAGTACAGAAATAGAATGCTTGACGATATGTATTCCTGGATGCGTTCCGTAACAAGGGAATCAGGATCGAAGAGTCTAAGGTTGAAGTAAATTAAAAAGGGTGTGAGAAGAATAAAAACTCACACCCTTTGCACTTATACGTAATGCCAATAATATCCTTTGTAAGATTTCCACTTTCCTCGACAACACAACCCGATATACCTTGGATATTTCACGCCAAGAAATCTATCGGCAGATTCTATACAGTCAAAATCCAAACGTTCGCCAGTTAAGATGTTGATGCCGTAAACAGGAGTTGCCATAGGGTTCTTACCTAAGTCTACCTTTCCGTATTTATTGCATAATGTTGAAGGGTTATTTATATTCTCTTTAACGGTAGCCCACCTTAAATTGTCGACACGGTTATTACTTGGATTTCCGTCGATATGGTCAACAGTGGGCTTGTTGTCCGGATTAGGAATAAATGCTTCTGCCACAAGTCTATGTATCTTTTTTAGTTTATGCTCACCATTAGAAAGTAATGCGGCGCATTTATAGCCATACTTTTGCACATTAGGTTTTAGCATCCTACCCTTGTAGATTCTTCCTTCTTTTGCGTTAAATCTTTCTCTCGTAAGAGAGTAGACTCTGCCATAAGAGGAAACCTTATATATACCCTCATATCCTTTAACGTCTTTCCATATTTCCCCTTTGTCACATGGTATTTCGTCTACTACGTCAGACCAGTATAAATTTTCTGCGCGGCAATCGTGTAAGTCTCCGTTTTTAAAATGAACATAGTTTTTATCATCAAATCTTGGGACAAAAGCTTTTGCAACTAACACGGAAAGTTTAACATATCCTCTTTTTCTTCCTGCTGACAAGAAAACGCAAGGAATTGCACCTTTTGTAGTTTTCAATTTCAATAAATATAGGTTTCCCTTTTTAAACGATACCACTTTTCCAAAGTTACTGACTTTGTAGCCAGAAAAACCTTCAATGTCTTTCCAAATTTCAATACTGTTATCCATCCTCAGTGAATTTAAAAGTTACCTCAGTGATTAAAAGAAAGGGAAGGCCCACTGAGTTAGCCTTATCAGTTGGTAGCTACTCCAACCTATCCCAATGCAAATATACGAAAATAAATTATGAATACCTATACATTTAACGTATATTTATACAATAATTTACGTATATTTATGCGATATTTTGTATATTTGCATAAAAAATGAAATAATTATGTTTGAAAAAAGAAATCTATCAGACAGAATGAAGAACGAGGCGGTTTCACTGGGTCTTTGCGCTCAGTGGACCGTCGAGTGGCACGACAACTCATCCAAGCATGAGATGGTCGAGAAGTTTGTTAAGGGTATCGACTTCTGTATCGGAAGAAACTGGCCTTCGACCAAGGATATGAAGAAGTACTTTGGTGATGTTATTCACGATCATGGTGTGTATGTTGACGAGAACGTTGACCTGCAAAATCCGAAGGTTGTCATCCTCAATGGAGAGTGCGTAGCAAATATCAGCTATGACTGGATGGACAGTGGAGAGATATACGTAAGACACAACTCTTCACTTTACCTGAAGGTTAAGGGGTTCTCTAGGGTGTTTGTCAATCTGTTAGATGGTGCAGAGCTTCATGTTGAATGCGAAGATACCGCAAAGTGCTTCGTCTACCAATACGGAGGAACAGTCGTGAAAGCTACCGGACCAGTCAATATCAGGGATAGACACGACTTTAAGTTCAATTAACGCATATTTATGCGTATATTCTTGCATATTTATTCTATTTTTCGTATATTTGCAATTATAAAAAGTTGATTTAAGGTATGAAAGATTATTTCAGGATATACATGCAGAAGGAAGGCGATGGGAACGAGGTGAAGGACTCCATCGCCGACTTCGGTATGTACGTCAGCGAGAGTCCGTTCAAGCCTTGTGATTCTGTCAAGGAACCACCGAAAAGGGAGTGGCACGATGAGCATGGTGATGACGAATATATCGGCAAGGATGGACTCTACATGGCGGCATACGAGAATAAGGTCAAGTTCCTGTTCAAGGGCGATGCTTTCGGAGCCAACGAGAAATGTAAGGCTTTTATTGATTACATCCGCAAGTCAGGCATGATGAAGATGTATTGCGACTTCAATAGAATCGGAAGACAGCATGTAAGACTTAAGGATATTGATCCAAACCTATATAGGGATCCGGATAACGAGGACTTGCTTATTCTCTCTATTACTTTTAAGATTAACGACCCTGTTACTGATATTAAGCCGATTAAGGATACACAGGGCAATATTTCAAATTTAGTATAGCATACAGATGAGCGCTTGGAATATTTATCATAAGGATGGCTCGAAGCTGACAGACGTTAACGAAGAGCAGATAACCGTTCATGGATTGGAATACTCCGATTCTTGGATGGGTGAGTGCTTCGTGACTATCAATTTCAAGCATGAAGTGCCTATCAACTTCCAGATAGGCGACTATATTGTCTATCGTGGCGAGCGATTCGAGCTCAACTACGAGCCGGGCAAAGATAAGCAGGCAGGACCTGACACCTACGGTGAGGGCTTCGTGTATGACAGCGTAAAGTTCAACGCATTGCAGGACGAGCTTGCCAGGGCAGAGTTCCTCGATGTGGTATTGAACGATAACGAGCTTCACTACACTGCCCTACCGAAATTCCCATTCTATGTACAGACTTTGGATGATTTACTAGACAGGATCCAGGCGAACCTCGATGAGCAGATTGGTGCAGGTCTTTGGAAGATTTACTCTAGAAACATGGAACGTTCCGTGCAGCGTGGATGCCTCGCGAGCGACTGGCTGTCAATGTACGGCGAAGGAACAAGAGATAACGTCATCGAATCGATGTCTATCACAGTGGATTCGCAGACCTGTTGGCAGGCCCTTGCGCTTGTGAACGAGAAGTGGGACATAAACTTCATAGTCAGAGGAAGAAATATCTATGTCGGTACTACCGGAATACAGGCAAACCATATCTTTAAGTACGGACTCGGCAATGGACTCTATGAGATTGTTCAGAACGCTGATTCCGACCAGAGTGTCGTTACAAGACTAAGAGCCTATGGTTCCGAGAAGAACCTTCCTTCTCATTACTATGCGGACCTCGGTGTCAAGTACGTGGCGAATATCACGAAAGTGGTTACAGCTAGCACAAATGTTGAGCTTGAACTGGATATCGATTATATCGAGACGTATTTCAAGAATCCGAGAAAGTATATTGTTTCTGGAGAAACTGGCGAGCAGTCTTCCGGTTGGGTACTTAAGGTTACATTTGATTTCAAGACTGAGATTACCGGTTATGTAACAAAGAAATACAATACCAATAAGTGTAGATTCTATTCGGAATACAAGGGAACGCAGGTAGATAGCGGTGATGAAGAGTCAAGGGAAAACCTTAACACTTTCATCGCTCAGGTTAAAGCAGGAAACACGAAGATGTATATCACATCCGGCCTCAACAATAAAAATGTTCCTTCGTCCATGAAGGAATATGCAGAGAATCTCCCGAACAATATGTCAATCAACAGGCTTATGCTGCCTGGATTTCCCCATGTATCGCTGAGTGACTTCTATGATTCACTCACGGATGAGGAGAAGAAGTACGTGAACCCTACCGGAAAACAACACAGATTCTCTACTGACCCGCATAGGCCATACATCGATTCCATCAACATCGATCAGATTGGTCTTCGTTCGGCATCGCAGTTCTTCGATACCGATGATAAGACGAATGGAGTCGTAGAAATCTACCCTACCATCGAAGAAATGGTTATCGGTGGTGTGCGTGTGGATGAGATTGACGAGGGTGTCGCTCCTGATGATGACGGCCGATATGATGGCGACCCTGGTCCGAATAATGTTGATATTTATCTCAGCAAAGCTGTTGATTTCGATATAAAAGATTTAGCGGACGACGATTTCTCAATCTCCATGAAAGATGGTATGTGTGGTGGTCGAACGTTCAAGGTAGCATCCTCAACCAAGGTCGATGGGAGATGGAGGCTTACTATCGAGCGAATCAAGGACGACGCTCTTGAGCTTTGGTTTCCATACAAGGACTACCCTATCAAGAAAGGAGACCATTTCGTTCTTACCGGCATCACACTTCCTGATTCGTATGTCAATGCTGCATCTCTGAAGCTTCTCAAATACGCCATAGCATTCATTGACAAGAATGACTATACAAGGTACGTCTATCAGCCGAAGGTAGATGAGATTTTCATGGCAAGGCAGCACGACCAAGCGCAGGCAGACGATACCGGAGTTATCAAGAGCCTCCACGATACGCTTAAGGCCGGCGACCTGATGAACTTCAATGATACAGACCTCAATATCGAAGGAATCATCTCTATCGACCAGCTCACGATCAAGGAAGAAGATGGCAAGATTCCTACCTACGACATAACTCTCCGCGAGGATAAGGAGGTTGGAACTATCCAAAAGATTCAGCAGCAGATTTCGTCGCTTCAAAGCGGAAATGGCGGAACTGGTGCAGGCTTGACAACTACACAGGTTAAGAATCAGGTTGCGACAGAGGGAAGCAAGCACTTCATCTCAAAGATAAACGATGACATCGCAAAAGGTACAGTTACCTGGGAAAAGGTGCAGAAGTTCGTGCAGGGATTGACAGCAGAAGACTTATCTCAATTTAAGAAGGGTGCAACTTTCGGCGAGTTTATACAAGGAATGCTCTTTGGTACTGGTGGCAGGATTGACGAACTGGGCAACGCTGAGTTTGAGAGTATCACATCCCGAAGCTCTATCATAGCAAAGGAACTCATCGTGAACCGACAGACTGCCATGGAAAGTAATTTCGTCTTTACGGAGAGCGGTATGGTTGAGTCGGTGACGGAGATTCCTGCGGCAACGGAAGGTGGCAACGTGACCTACGACTTGAAGCTTCAGAAACGATGGTATAACGACTTTACGTCATTCAAGGAGAATGATGTTGTCTTGGCTTCCATCAATACCTTAGCCGAGAATGGCAAGTATTATGATATGTGGCTGCGAGTACTATCTGTTAATACCGTAACGAATACCATTACGGTTGTCTGCTATCCCGACAATGAATGTCCTAGCAAGAAGAACTATCCACCTTGCGAGCTGGCAAGATTAATACGATGGGGAAATGCCGTGGACGAAGAAAGACAGAGCTGCTGGTATATATCATCGTCTGAGGGGTTGCTTGTATGGCTCGACCACGTTACTAAGCCTATCATAGACAAGACGAACTACTCTCTTGCGATGGGTAAGCTGCCAGATGCACTATCGTTCCTCTTTCAAGACTTCCCTACTGCCAACAAGCGTGATGGAGCGTTCTATGCTAAGTGGATGATGGCTGCATCATTCCAGCAGATAGACTATCAGGGCAACCCAATCTACACGACAAGAGACAGAGGTGTGTGGAGCTTGGCTGTTGCGCAAGGCGATAATCCTTACCGCAATGGAGACAGAACGATTGATGCCGTCTATTACCTCGGCTGCAAGTGGAAGTGTTTAGAAGACAAGACTACAAAGCCGCCGACATACTCATCTACCGCTTGGGCGTTCGTTGAAGGCAACCCTTATTTCACGCTCGAAATGCTATCATCGAAGCTGTGGAACTTCCGTCTCAACGACTTGATGGCAACGAACGCTGATGGCTCTTGGAAAGTATTCACTACTCTATCAGTAGTCGGAAGGCTCTACAATCAAGACGTGACCGATTCTATGGTCAATGTTGTATGGACTAGAGACAGCGGAGACCCGACCGCAGACAATAAATGGGCACTCTCTCATGCCAACTGCGGATTGTCGGTTGATTTGACCTATGAAGACCTTGGCGGTGCTGCATTCAAGATAGGTAGTGTGACATTCCGATGTAATGCCGAAATCAAGGATGGAGAGACGATGTATTCCGAAGATGTGAGTGTTAGTTTCTGATTAATGTTGAATTTTTAAAATAAATAGAATATGGCTAAAGAATTAGCGGTTAGTGTTGACAAGATGATGGAGATACAGCCTACGGCTTACTCTCAATCCTGCAACATAGAGATTGTTGGCAATATCATCAACAGACAGCAGTATGATGGTATTGAAGGCTCATTCTCGCCCGACTTCACCATTCGACCTTGCACGATGTTTCCTTCCTGCCATCTCATCGACCCCGATAACCCAGGAGAAACACCTGTCTCCAATAGTCAGTTGGATACATTCAGGTGGTCGGAGGTGACATCTAGCGGCATCGTGGTAGTAGCTACAAGTGAGAATGCAAGTGTGAAGGCTGGATATGAAGCTGTGAGGGAAGGTTCGGATAAGGGAACTCTCTATATCAAGCAGAACTCCGTTCTAGGCAAGCCACGAACAATGCGATTTGAAGGAAGCTGGACAGACCCAGTTTGCGGATATAAGTACACGTTCGTGGCTAACAAGGCTCTCTATCTTGAAGATTGTACCAATGCGAGAGCTGAGATTATGCTTGATAGTCCACCTACAGTGCTGTGGAATCCTATCAAGCACGCTGCATCTAAAACTCTTACCGCCAAGATTATGGTTGGAGCTAAGGATAAGACAGCAGACAGCAAGACGAGAATATGGTGGTATCGCATTCTTGACAACGGTACGAAGCAGCTTATATCATCTGTTGACGATGCCGAGAATTACGAGATTACGGCAATGACCAAGGGTGCAAACGGGCAGATTTCCTCTATCACTATTGATTGTGATATGATAGGCGAAGGTATCGGATATGAGTTGAGAGCGTGCTATATCTATAGCGGCAGTATTCCTTCCTCACCCCGTGATGCTGATGCTCGGAAGGTTACGTACATCAATAGAACCATACCGCCGCTCACGGCTCAGTTCATCGGCGATGGCTTCGGACTCAATGAAGATGCGACATCAGTTGCCTGCCGAGCTATTGTCAGCGACAACAATGGAGTTATCGAACCATCCGTTTGGAAAAAAGTGCTGAGAGCAAAATGGCAGAAGATAACATACGGCAAGAGCACAAATAATGGTGTTACTACAATGACGCAGAGTGCAGAGACGTTAGGTTATGGCGAGACATTCCAGTGCCCATTTGAAGCTAAGAAGAGTATTCGTCTGTCTATCGAAGACCGAGGTGCTTACGAGCTGATTGTTGACGAGAACGGAAATACCCTTGTGGATGAGGGCGGAAAATACATCATATCAAGGGAGATTGACGAGAATAACGGATAGTGTTTAACTTTTAAAAAATCAAAATTATGAAATACTACGTTAAGGTAACTAAGCAGGTCGCAGAGACCATTATCAAAAGCGGAGTACCGCTGACAATGACAAGTGACGGAAACTGTCTGCTCTATCAGAGTGAGCTGAATGATGTGAAAGGTGTGAACCTCAACGAGAGGGCAGCCAATGTCGGCGGCTCACTTGTAGTAGAGAGCGATGCTCTTGCGGAAATCAAGGGAACTACTGATACTCCTGCCTCCTGCTATACCCCAGTTGAGTTCGGCGGCGATGGCGATACCCAAGATAATGGCAATATCAGTTCGGGTGGCGGCGGCAATCCGTCTTCCGAGAATACAGGTAACGAAAATACAGATACTAAAGAAGAAAGTGAGGTAAACAATGAGTAAAGCTACAGTTACAGGACAGATTACCGTTACAAGTAATGGTACTACCTTGCACACTATTCTGCAATGTACTACAGGAGACGTGTATCAGAATTATGACGGCAACCCTGCGTCACCTTCCAACGTTGTTCCTAACTTCGAGGCGAGCGGTGCAACGAAGCCAAAGCTGGTTATGCAGGCATATTCGGCGGAACAGGGTGCGGGCAATTCGTTTGACCTCACTAGAGGCACCCCAACGTGGATTGTCGCAGGTGTTGCGCTGACTTTCAATGCCTCGCACGTTTCAACGAATTCATTTGGCGGTGCGGCAGGTCATTTCACGGAGGGGTCTGATGCTAGCGGCAATCCGACCCTTACGGTCAATAAGAACCTTGTCAATATCAACGGTGGCGATTCATTCACTATTATCTGTAAGGTTGATATATCCATATCAAACACAAATGTGAAACTTCAAGCTATGTACCCAGTATATATAGCCGAAGGTGTGATTGATTCCAAGCGTGTGAACATCATCGCAACGTCAGACAAGAATCTCTTCACGATTACGGAGAAGGGTGGAACCTGTACTGTCAAGGCGCAGGTTACGGATGGCAATATGACTACATCTACTGGATATACATTCAAGTGGTATCTGCCAGATGCTAGCGGTGGATGGGTACTCAGGCAGGATAGCACCTCCGCTACATTTACCATCAACGAGGCGGACGTGGATTCGTCCATCATCGTAAAGTGCGAAGCATGGAAGGCTGGTGATTTCTATGCTTCCGACACACAGACTATCAATGACGTATCAGACGAGTACATTCTTTATCCGAACCCTACGGACGGCAAAGACAACCCTGTAGCTGAGAACTTCATTCAAAACTCAGGCGGCAAAATTGTCTATAAGCCATATATGCGCAAGAGAGGTTCAACCGAAAATGAGGCTGGAGTAACATTTTCTATGTCGCTCTATTCCAACGCAGGTGTGCCTATCAATTCAGCAATCACCGAATCGGGAAATACGTTTACGATTACCGAAGCTGGTATCAGAGCCTATAAGGGTGCGGTGTATTCGATAACAGGGACTATATAGTACAGCTTATGACAAAGGTTTTAGCAGAAGTAACTGGCTCAATCTCCTTCTCTCAGAAAGGAGACAAAGGGCAAAAAGGTGCTCTTATGCGTGAACATGACGGTTTTGAATCGGGCAGCTATAAGTATCTTTCGGGTTCAGGAGAAGAAGCATACGTTGATGTTGTTTGTGTTAGAGGCAAGTGGTATCAATGTACTAAAACGTATGACGATGCAACTTCTTCGCCTAGTTTGATCGATGGGCATTGGACAGAGATGAGCAATTATAAGTCGATAGCAACTCATCTTCTTCTTGCCGAGAACGCTACCATCAATATGCTCGGAAGCAATCAGATTAATCTGTTCAATCCGTCTGGTGGCGCAATGTTTGGCTCGTTTAGGGTTGTTAGTGATGATAATGATTACGCTCTGTGGCTTGGCGCACCGAATGGGGCTGATGCTCCATTCAGCGTAACGAAAGATGGTTCGTTATATGCGTCTAATGGTATATTCGCAGGAGAACTAAAGAGTGTGACAGGCTCTTTTCATAAGTTGACTGCGGTTAGTTCTGATGGAAAGAAAAACGCTGGTTCAATGTATTTTGATAGTGGTGGCTATATTACATTTGATGCAGATATTTTTAATCAAGGCTATAATTATACTGCGAGAAGGGGTTGGCGTTTCTATGCTAGTACTATATGGTGTAGAGGAGTCTTTGGGCATCAACAGAGTACATTGGCAGTGGTAAATGGTGGTAGTATGCGCGTTTATCTAGACGGATATGATAGCGGATATACAGTTATGGCTCTTGAACATACTACGTATGACAATAAAACCGTATACAAAATTCCATTGTTTAGTCCTAATGAAGAATCGTCCGGATGTCCTATTGATGTAGTAGTATTCAAATCTACTGTAGACAATTATGAATATTATTACGAATTTGTACCTGGAGGAACAGGTAAGCGTTGGATGGCAATAAATGCCAATGACCGTCATAATGGAATACATTTCTGTGACGTCAGTGGATGGCATCAACTTTATGGTGGAGAAACAATAAATCTTGTATATATAAACCCAGAATTACTTAATCCTAGTCAGAAGGATAAGACTTATTTCGGTCGTGGAATCTTCTGGAGCGGAGAAAAAGATTTGGATTGGATAAATAGATAATCATAAAAGCAAAAATTAATATGAAAGTTAAGTTAGAACATCTCGAAGTATTTATGACACTCGACAAGAATCGGTGTCAGGTAGTTAACGCACGCAAGCAGATTGCAAACATCATCTACTCGCAGGGAGCAGGATTGGGGCTGGCAGGACAGGCTCTTGCAGTGAAAATGTGGAACGGCAACGATGACACCGAGTACACAGACGATGAAGTGAAAATCATCAAGGAACTCGTTGAACGCACTACCGCTCCCTGCTTCATTGACGCAGTGAATGCCGCTATCAGCAATGCGACAGCAGTAAATGAAAGTAAATAAGTAATAATCATTTAAAAGACATAATATTATGGCTATAAAGACAAGAAAAATCAGCGATTGGCTGTCCGCTAATGGACAAGCCATCACCAATGCTTCAGCGGCTAGTATGAAGACTTATTTGGAACAGAATCTTCGTCCTTTGCAGGATGGAGTGTACATCGCAAAGATGCAAAATGACGGATGGGGCTCTCAGACCGGAGACGATAACGCTGTTATTGGTTCGTATAAAAGAATCGAGCCATGGCAGACAACGGGCATCGGTATCTCGTCTGGCGATGCTGACGCAATCGTCATCCAGCATGGTGGCTACAGACTAGGCATTGCTCTGACTGAACCATCGAATGCAATGAAATGGGGAAGTGTGCAGAATGACAGTTCTGTCGGGTATCATCCATCGGGAGACTTGGACACCTTCGATGGCTCAACTCGTACTGCTGGCGTCATGGCGAGCAGCTACTACAAGAACGATGACCCTGCAACGTATGGTGTCGCTTACTGCTGGAACTACATGACGAGGCGTACTGAGGGCAGTAAGATTTGCCAGATTGGCAAGCACAACTGGTGGCTCCCGACCATGGGAGACCTTGCGCTTATCCATCAGCACTTCGAGACTATCAATCTCGCCCTACAGCGCATTAAGGATGCCGGGGAGCAGCCTGTATCACTCTTGCAGCGGGCGGGTTACTGGTCGTGCGTTGAGTCTTCGGGCACGCTTGCGTGGTATCTGCATTTCGCCAATGGCCTTCGGAGCGGCAGCGGTAAGGTTGACAATTCGTTTCGGGTTCGTCCTGTTACAGCATTTTAATCATTTTATCTCTTCACCCCTTCACCTCTTTCCGACCGCAGGTCGGGCAAGCAAGGTTGGGAGGTGGAGAATTACGGACACATAAATAATAACAATATCACGAATAATTAGTGGCAATAAGTCAAAACATCTATGGCATTAGCGAAGGATTTACAGATATACAAGGATACTTTCGAGTTAGTCGATAAGCTCACCGCAATGAAGGTTGGGTTTCCGAGAATGTACCGTTACGATTTAGGTGAGAAAATGACAAGCGTTGCTCTTGAACTTTTCGAGTACATTCAGCTAGCGAATATGTATGCGGATAACAGACATCAGTACATGATGGGATTCCGTGTCAAATTCGAACTTCTCAAAACAATCCTTCGCCTTTGCTTCAAGAGAAAACTATTCTCAGAGAAGCAAGCGGCAGATATTTGCAGGTTGACAACCATCATCGGCAGACAGGCTACAGCTTGGGGAAATTCAAAGAAAGGTTAGTCCTGCTTTGAATAAAGCTAGAGTATAATTAGGTTAAGGCTTATTATAGAATGTGATTCTCCATAAATAATGGTCTCGCTGCTGTCAAGTCGCATCACCATTTGTACGGTGTAGTGAAGCAGCTAAGATGTATAATAAAGAGCGAGAAAATAGCGGGCGGATTACTGGTCGTGCGTTGAGTCTTCGGGCACGAATGCGTGGAATCTGAATTTCGACAATGGCAATCGGAACAACAACGGTAAGGTTGACAATTCG